TAAACCTCTCCATAAATTGCTGGTGTTCCACCATTGGAATTCATGGAAACATAAGTTTCAAAATTCCAATTCCCAGATGGAATATTTATTGCATTAGGATCATTAGCAATTGTAGCAAACGAACCAACCAATTGTGTTCCTGCACCAGTTGCTGTTAATGTCGTTCCAACCCCAATAACAAGGTTGCGATTCATTTCATAATATCCAAGGATACTTGAAGATGAAGATGGGTTAAAATAATAGACAGCACCAGAACTAAATCCTTGAGGCCCTTGTAATCCAGTAGCCCCTGTCGCTCCAGTGTCTCCTGTGGCCCCTGTCGCTCCTCTAACCCCAGTCAAGCCAGTGGCTCCTGTAGCTCCTGTGGCTCCGAGATCACCCGTTGCGCCAGTCGCTCCAACGTCTCCTTGGATGCCAGTTGCTCCTGTAGCTCCGACATCTCCTTGAATCCCAGTAGCTCCAGTGGAACCCGTAGCTCCGTCAGTTCCAGCTACACCAGTGGCTCCCGTGGCTCCAGTCGAGCCATCTGTTCCAGCTATGCCAGTTGCGCCTGTCGAACCAGTAGCTCCATCTACTCCAGAAATCCCAGTGCTTCCAGTTGCGCCTGTGCTGCCATCAATTCCAGCTACCCCAGTAGCCCCTGTTGCGCCTGTTGATCCATTGCTACCACTCAATCCAGTAGCCCCTGTCGAACCAGTAGAACCATTGATTCCACTCAATCCTGTAGCTCCTGTCGCGCCAGTCACGCCCGTGCTTCCAGTCGCGCCCGTGCTTCCAGTCGGGCCTCCAGATGGGCCTGTGGCCCCAGTAGCCCCAATCGCTGCGCTAGATTGACTTCCTGTGAAGTCAAGCGTACCAGTAAATGGGTTAAATGTGAGTGCCATAGTTTATTATTAATCGTTGAATTGCGTTTTTGTCAAGCGGTTATCTCAGGCTCAATAGGCCAATGCAACCCTTCTTTGGCTATCTGTGCTTCACACTCTTGTTGGGTTCCAACAAACAATGTGCCTCCAGTTGCGATTGACTGATCTGTCTGTTCGTAAAACACTATTAGTTTATCGTGATATACTAATTTCCAATTCCCTACAGAAGCGTCATACGACCAGCCATTTTCGTCAGGTGGGATTATCATGGGACTGTTACTGCGAGAGTTGAGGTTGCTGAAGTGTAAGTTGCCGTTGTTCCTACTGGAACGCCTGTTAAGCTAATTACTCCCGGCGCGTAGGACTGAACAGTTGTTCCTTGGAAAAATCGAAAATTGGTTGTTGTTGCTGCTGGAGGAGAAACATTGAAAGCAACCGCCAAACTTGCATTTTGAAAAGTAGCTGTTGCTGTGGAAGCTCCAACAGTTTTTATAGTTCTGAGAAACCCTGCGGTGATTCCTGTAGACCCCGTATAGCTTAAAGTTCCGTTTAGGTGGAGTCTGCCAGTAGATGTTTTGCTAATACTTCCACTACCAGCGATTGAGCCGGGAATTGTTAATGTGATAGTTCCAGAAGCAACGCGGAATTGCAGAGAGTTACCAGTATTTATTTGAAAATTATTAGTCAGCGTTGACGTTGCGTTGCAAACTATTTGCGATGGGCCTGCTGAGGTGAATAACCCAGTTCCAAAAGCATTGTTTTGCGAAAATGGAATTGTTCCTGTTGCCGCAGATGGTGCAGATAATGTTCCTCCCGAATAGGTATTGCTACCTCCAATGGTTAAAGCTGTTGTTCCAGTCTTTGTAAGTGATCCTGCCCCGCTAATAACTCCATTCAAAGTCGATGCGCTTGAAATTGCAATTTGACCAGCATTGATTTGGGTAGGCCCAGTATAGTTGCATACTCCAGAGAGCGTCAGTCCACCAATTCCGTTCTTTATTAAGCCAGTTGTTCCAGAAATTGCTGCTGAAATTGTTGTGCTTACATAGCACATGAAATGACGGAACGATGCCGTTGAAGATGCAATTGCATTTACATTGCTTACACCTACTTTTGCTGCGTTGGAATTAGTTAAAATCATCCTACAATTATGTAAACTGTGTTAGAATTAATACCTGCTCCAAGTGCGTTGTACCCAGCTAATGTGATTTGCATCATGTTAGTCAAGGCAGTTGCTCCTGTTGCTCCGCTAATATTGCTACCAATCTTGCCGTTTAGAGCGGTCTGCGTAGCGGTTGAAATTGGTTTATTATCATCCGAGGTGTTGTCGCAATTGCCAAGACCAACATCAGTCTGGTCGATTGTAACTGCACCAGTTCTTGTATTAACTGAGGTTACTCCCGCGACACTTCCAGTAATGTCACTCAGCGTAGCTATAGTACCAGATGCACTAGGTAGAACGAAAGTCTTTGTAGCACCTCCTGCCGTTATGGTGAGGTCGCTATTGTTTTGCAGTTCTAAGACCTGACTGCTATCAGGAGAATAAAGTTCGTCGTGCGAATGCACAGACATACCACCAATTTCTTGGATTGCACCCGTAGATGGATGCTTGGCATAGAGTTTTTTATCGGCGTGATTTATGCAAATCTCACCAGCTGCAAGATCGGAACTCTGCGGAATTTTTGAGATAACCGATTTTTTAGGGACTATGATTGGATTAGCCATTATGGAATGGGGTTGCCTCCAGAGGGGTTGAACCTCTGAAGGGCTTGGGGTTTAGGGACTAGTAAGTTCCACCATCAATGGTGGTTTCAAGCGCAGTTACACGCGAATCGAGAGCCGAATCAGCCGATTGACGATCCGATACTTCGGAAGCCAACGCAGCGTTGTTGCTCGTTACATAACCAGCGAATGCAGAATCATTTTCCGTATCAACAGAATTGATCAAGGAAACGATTTCAGCAAACGAATCACTGTCTGCGCTTGCGGCAGAAAGGATTGCGTCGATGCGGCCTTTTTCAGTTGTGATTTTGCCGTCGAGGGCCGAATCAGCACTGGTGCGAGCGGAGGTTTCGGTAGCGAGATCGGAAGCGATAACGCCTTCAGCGGCGGTAGCGCGAGAAACTTCGGTAGCGAGATCACTGGTTAGTGTGCTGTCAGCAGCAATACGAGCGGCTTGCTCTGCTGCGATAGCGGCAGTAAGCGTAGTGTTTGCATCAGAAACAGCGGAGTCAGCATAAGCCTTGGTAGCGAATGTGCCTTCGCCGCCGACGATGAGTACTGATCCGTCAGCTTTACCGACGAAGAGGTTTTTATTGGTTAGGTCGATTGCCAACTCGCCAGAAGAAAGACTTGCGGGAGCGGAAGAACCACGTTTGATACGAATGATTGGGTTTGCCATATATATTTTTGTTTTGTTTTTTGGTTTTTCTGGTTATTCAGAAAGTTTTACTCTGGGGATGAGCTATATTCTCCAGCATCTATTTCAGCTACATTTGTAAGTTCGCCATTGTCTATTTGAGCAACAGAATTTCCATTAGGCAATGTTCCATTTTCGCTGATTGTGAGCGAGGAACTAGGACTAAAGTCTAACTTGCCTGTAAATGGATTGAATCTAACTGCCATAAATTAAGGGTATGTTACAGTTATAGTCGTTAGATTTGCGTCATTAGTTGTCGGAGGATTAACTGAGTAGAACAAGTTTAATGTAGCTACTGGAACTCCAGCATTGAGGTATTGCACTGTTGCAATGTTATTTGTAGTACCATAGTACGCAATATCAATCTGATCGTAGGCAGGAATATCAAATCCCGCGATCTGTTTTAGGGAATCGTAGATATTAAAGTTCTGTTGATCTAGTGTTAGATCAACAAAGCAGGGTTGTGATAATGCTGGAGTAGCCATAAGATTGTTATCGTTAACGATAATTAGGTAACAGGAAGCGCAGCAGCAACAGCTTCGTTAAGAACAAAGAGTTGTTGGTCTTCCGTTGTTTGCACAAAACAGTTTTCAGTTACTGGAGTAAGTGAGCCGATTGTAGCAAAAGCTAGATAGAATTGATAGAGTTTGGAAGCGTCACTAGCTGCATCAAAGCAACCAAAAGAAATTGGAGTAATACCAGCAGCAGCAGACACCGTAATCAGAAGTGGGTATAATTTATTGCGGTAAGGTAAGGATGTAAAGCAAGCCATAATTTTAAAAAGGGTTATGGGCAGGGAGGGTTAAAGACCTCCCTACCCAATAATGGGGAATTGGTTAGTAGTAGATACCAACAACGTAGGCGTTCACATAAAGTGCGCCAACACGTCCGGCAGTATCTGCACCAGAAACAACGTCAACACCAGCGTTTGCATAGGTGAAGGTAGTTGCATTAACAACAATTACTTCAGCTTGCAAATCATCAAAGGTGCTATCGGTCATGCTGGCAATCGTGATGACATCACCCGTGGAGAAACCATGAGCAAGTGCGGTAACGATTGTAGCAACGCCCGAAGTACGGGAACTAGTTGCGGTTGCTTGACCAGCACCAACAGTTGTCTTGTGAAGACGAACGCTACGGGAGCCAGTGACTACAGGAGCGTTAGCAAGCAAAGCCAATGTGTTTGATGTACCTTGGTTATCAAGAGCATCAGTGATGGTGAGTGAGGAGGTGATGTTTTCGCCAGTGGTTCCGTTGTCAACGATCACAATTGGATCGGTGGCAGTGGTTCCGCGAGCATAGGCAGTCTCCAATACGATGCTTGTTGGAAAGAACTTAGTTTCTTGGTCATTAAGAACAAGAAGATTAGCGTCTCCAGCAGCGAGAAGGTTAACGGCAATCGGGCCAAAAAGGTTAACCCGATCATAAGCGAGTGGTCGTGAATTAGACATATTATTTTTATTTAAGGTTGTGGGGAGAGGCTTTCGCCCCTCCCCTATTTAACTTAGCAAGGCACAACGATGTCACCTACACCAGCGCAGCTATAGCAATCCTGATTGTTCTCAGGTACGATATAGGTCTGCACTTCGCAGCAGGAACCATAGAGGTTTTTGCTCTGTGGCATACGATGCAAGAAGGTGTGCATGATGGTTGGGTCTTTAACTTGTGCGGCAAGACGGAACTGGGCTTGATAGAAGCCCGATTTACGCCAGCGGTTGCACTCCCAATCTGGGTTCTTCCATTCCCAATCGCCAGCGTAGTTCTGGGTCATTTGTTGGGCTTGGCCGTATCCAGTCGAGGAAGGCATTGTCCACTTGCACATTGCTTTGTTAACCATAGCAACCGAGATGCCGAAATCGGCAGTGCGGTAAGCGCGGTTAGGGATGTAAGCACATCCTTGTTCAAGCACAGTCTTGATGTAACGAGGTACACGAACGAGACGCGCCCATGTTGCAGGGTCAGCTTCGTTATAGGCTGGAAGTGTTGCGTTGAATGCCGAATCAGCATTGAAACGAGCGGAGTTGATGTCGTAACCGAAGGCGTAATCGCCGATGATACGATTGATTCCGAGTTTCAAGCGGGTAAGACGCTCGTCGAAATCAGTGTTTGCATCCCAGTAACCGTTGTTGCGTTTCGCTTGGAAATAAAGCGCACGTCCAACTTGTGGGTCAGGGATAACGATGTCGAGCAAAGGCTGACCAGTTGCGTCTTGGAGATCAAGGCGGAAAGCGTCATCTTCGTCTTGGAGATCAACGAGTGCATCGTCGAGCATATCAAGCGAGAGATAAGCAATTTTGCCAAGGTCAGCAGGAGCGATCTTAACGCGAATAGCGCAGAGGTCATAACCAGCTTCGTTGTTGAGCGTATGCTCTGGAACGAACCATGCGCCGTCATCGACGAGGCCGCAATAGGTTCCGTCATCCGTAGTGATACCCATCCACTTGTGACCAGATTGGCCAATGTAGTTGGAGCGAAGAAACTCTTCATGCACGTTCTTAGTGATACGGGCATTCGACTCTTCAAACTGGAGGATTTCTTCTGCTGGGAACAAGCGATAGAGCAAGCTCTCAACGCAAATCCAGTCAGTAGTCATTTCCTTACGGAGCAACTCGAAAGTATAGGACTCAGTGCCGGGGCGTTGAATCACTTCGGGTTTGCTATCGCAAGAATCAGTCTCGCAGTAGGTGTCGGTGATCTGACGGAAAGGCGTACAAGGATCGTGGAATCCACGTCCGAAGCGGAACGCTTTCTGTTCAGTTGTGTGGTTAAGAGGCCATGCTTGCTCCTCGAAACGTGTGAAGTATGCGCTGTTAGTGACAAGTTTCTTTACATAGAGGTCGTTGAAATATTCGCGGCCCTCACGAAAGAAAGAATCAATCTCTGCACAACTGTTGAAATATAGCTGATCTGATGCCATAATAATTAGTTTGTTTGATTTTTGGTTTTAGTTTTAGTTGTTGCACCCATGACAAGTCCGAAGAATGCCAAAGCGAGTGCTTCGTTTTTCTTCGGCTGGATTCAACCCCGAATCTCTCTTGCGAGAGCAGTCCAGAAACATCTTTTCATGCGAGTGATGTTACTCGCCAGTCCGGGTGAGACTGAATCCCTAATATTATCGTAAACGATAATCTCGGATATCCCGTTTGATCAAAACATAAGAACATTATTTAAGTTGTCAAGCGATAAAACAAAAAAGGTGAAAGATTTTTTACGTCTTTCACCTTTCCATGTTTCAACTGGTTTTGGGCTTATGCAGTTCGTGGGCCGAAACGTGCAAGTTTCGCTGCCAGTCCCTCCGACAGACTCATCAGTTGTGATGGAGAATTTGACTTGGGTGATGCGGTGATTCGCGAAGAACCTTTTAGTTTTTCAATGTAATCATCCTTCTCTTTAACCATACTTTGATAGGCTTTAAGTTGTGCTTGTAGCTTCTTGTATGATCGTCCTTGGTGAATCAAACGATTCATCTCCTCAACGGAGGCTTCTTCGGTAGACTGCTGTGTAGCAGAAAGCGCAATGGCTTCATCCCGGCTAATGTCGTATTTGATTCCCTTCTCCTTCATGTATTCCGAGATGTGATCTGGAATAGATGTTTGACTGTCTATTTCTTCTTGAGTTGTTTTGTAACTGCTTTTCCACTCGTTAAGGAATTTGTTGCGTCCATCTTGTTCACGTTGCTTTGTTGTTTGAATGATGTTTTGCTTTGTTTGTTCAAAGTTAAGCAAGGCGTTGTGGTGGCTTTGGGTTGCTTTAATGAAGCTATTGACTTGCTCCGCGAATTGGTACTGCTTGAATTGCGATAGCGAGTTCGTGATTTCGTCGAACGCTTCGTCCCTTGTGGCTTCTGCTGCCCTGAGGTCTTCTTCGGATGTCGCATTGTACATGGCGGCATTTGCTGCTGTAGCTCTGGCGTACACAGAAAGAAGCGTTGGATCATTGTTAAGCAACTTTTTAGCAGAGTCATAAGTTTGCTTGATGGGTTCAACGTAGTTCTTTTTGAACTCTGGATTGCTGGTGATGTCGTGAAAGTCCAGTTTTCCACGCAAGTCGTTGACTTGTTCTGACAACTGCCTTTCGAGTTCTTCTTTCTCTTCACTGGCTTTCTTAAGTTGTTGTTGGTAGTGATTCGTTTCTGTTGTTGTTTTACTTTCAGATGCGAGCCTTTCAAGTTCTTGGATTTTGGTTTCAAATTTGGGGATTTCCTCTTTACGATATTTCTCTAGTTCTTCTTTTAGTTTGCGGTTCTCTTCGATTTGTCGTTCAACAAATCCTTTCTTTTTACCTTTGCGGTCAGATGTAATGTCTTCCTTATTGACACTATATGACTCTTGTTCAGCTTCGTAATCAGATGGTTCTGATTCTTCTTGTTTCATTCCGAGCATTGGATCACCTACGTTCGTTGAACTTGGCTTGCCTTCGTCGGCTTGTTGTTTGCTGAACTTCTTTAGGAAGTCAGATGTATTTCCTTTGATAGCAATTTGTGGTTTGCTTTTAAGGTCTTGGATGATGTTGTCTGTATCGCTTTCGCTCATATTTTAGTTTTCTTCGTCTAGGTCTGGGTCAGAATGAAACATTTTAGGTGCTTCCTTCTTGTTGCTTGGTTTGTTTTTCTTAAACTCTACTGCTGTATCTTCTCCGATTGAATTGATTCGGTTGATTACATCTCGTAGAGTTGTGATTCCTTCTGATGGCGTTGCCGTCATTAGTAGGTAAGTTTGCAAAGCATACCAGTCTTCGTGAGAAGCTATAGCAGCGCAGATGCTTTTGATTTTGTCTGTTGTACTCATTGTGGAGGCATTGGCGTAATATTCGTTTGTTCTGGAGTTTCAATCTCAACTTCTTCAACTTCTTCTACTTCTTCAACTTCTTCTTCGCCCTGCATAGTTGCCATCTTTGCCTTTTCCTTCTGGATTTCTTGGCGAGCTTTGGCTTTCTGTAGAGCAAGCTGAGTGATACCTTGTTCCTTGCGTTGTTCTGTGCGTTGAGCGTGACTGATAGCAGCCTTGCCAACGGAGATGTCCGCGAGCTTCTTCTTGGTGTCGATCTCGATGCCCGATTTGGCAGCGAGGTACTGGAGCTTGAGTTCTTCTTCCGAAGATTGTTTGCCTTGCTGGGCTTGTGCCATCTCTTGGTACACACCAGCGATTTCGTCTGCTGCACCTTGAGCCTGTTGCATCCCTTGCATGAACTGCTTGAGGAAGTCTTGTTTGGATGGGTCTTTCTGAATGAATCCAACGTGCGCCATGATGTGACCACCCTTGAATTGCACGGAACGTACAGTCTTAGCGAGTTCGTTAACGTCTGGTTGACCACCTTGGATCATCTGCATACTCGTTTGAATCTGCATCATCATATCCTGCAAGTGACCGCTAACGTGTTCGATGTGTGGATCAGTTGGTAGTACTGGGAAGTTAGCTGGGTTAACGAATACATCCGTCATGCCAGCGTTCTCAAACCCAATGATACGCATCGTGTCATCAATCTTAGTTGGCTTAGTATTACGATACCTAGCTACGTTATCACGTCCAGATAGTGCGGCAATGGCGTCCTTAACAGCGTTCTCTTGACCTTCGTTGGCTGGAGTAATAGCAGTGATCTGCAATAGCTTCTCAGCCGTAATCAGTTTAAAGCTAGGACTACCCGCTCCGTTGATAAGGTTAGAACGAATGCTAGTGATGTTCTTCCATTGGGCGGCTTCCTTGGGTGTTCCCATTTCCTCTAGGATTTCGTAGAACTTTTTAACGTATTCATACCCATCGTCGCTGGACTTAGAGCTTACAAACCTCTTGTAGAGTTGTTTGAAGTACAATGTTTGGCACTCATTGAATCGACGAATCTGGGTTCCAGATAGTTTTGCTGACTCAGCGGCATCCAGTTCTGCTTCTCCTTTGGTGCGTTGTTTTCCACCAGAAGTAGGGGAATTAATGCGATACTGACCCATGCCCCTGTACATATCTCCCATGAAGAACTGCATGAATCCCATGCTCTCTGCTACTGGGAGTTGGAAGCGGTTCTGGATGAACTTAGCCCCATCTGGCATAACAGAGATTGGTAGCCACTCCATTTGTTTCAGCATCTTGGTAGAGTCTGGCCCTTGTCCCTCGATCATCAGCATGGAGTTGAGTCGAACGGCATCAACCAGTCCGTTCATCGTGAAGTCATACTGACGACAAGCAACGAACGCCGATTCCGCTTGGCTCTTAATGTCTTGGAATAGACCAGAACCAACAGAATCAGTGAGCATATAAAGAATCTCATCCCATGAGTTATATGCACCTACTTTAAGCATCATAAATCCATGCTCACTACGAACATCGTCTTCGCTCAGTTTACCAGACCCCTTGACATTGGAGTTGATGTATTGAGCGATAGGTTGGTAATCCTGTAGGATGATTGCTTTAGAAATAGTTCCATCGAACTCTCTCCAGTAGACTTCATACAGATCAATCTTTTGGTTTACAGAAAGACTCCAGTTGAATCCAGCCTCACTAATCGTGCGGAAGAAGTCTTCGCGGGTCTTGCGGTGGTTAGTGAATGCGCGGTGGAATCGGATAGCGTCAATAGCCGCATCTACATTCCAACCCATTGCTTCAGCAGCAGCGCGGTTCTCGATCTTCTTGTACAACTCGTAAGGAGTCAGGCGGACACGGCGCACAAACTCTTCAAGGTTGCAGAAGTCGATACGAATATCATCTGGGAAAAGAAGATCAGATAGGAAAACGTGTTCGGGCATCCATCCCATAGGGCTATCCCACATTCCGATACCTTTTCCGTACAAGAGCATTTCTTCTAAGTCTTGTTCTGTATTGTAAAGGTAGCCGGGCCATTCGCGGATGGCTTGGTCAAATGCCGTTGAGATGTTTTCAGAGTTTACTAAGCGTTCTTTTTCGTTGCCGAATTTGCTTTTGATCGTGCAACAAGCCTGACGCTCCGTAATGACATCATAGTAACTGGACTTCTGGTTATCTACGATAAATCCAAGTTGTCCGTAGTTCACGTCCGATTGCCAAGGCAGTTTCTTTTCAGCGATCTTGCTGTACCCTGTCGGGGGGAACATTTTATACGCTTTGTAGATACGGATGCGTTTGTTTTCCCTTCCTACATTAGCCAGCCTCAAGTTGTTAGCAATATTCCACGCATGATTCCCATTGGAGATTCGCGTTGCTGGAGGCTTGCCATTTTCGTCTAGTGTTGCAAGTGAGAAGTTGTCGTTTCCTATTGAGAGCATAATATTAAGATTTCAATTTATCGTTTACGATAATGAATTTAATGCGTTCCTGCGTCGATTGCAAGAAGAACATCCCCTTGCTTTGTGTTCTAGTTTAGTTCCAAGAACCTTGTCTGTAACCGCCGCTACAGTGTGAATGGCTTGCGCGATTCTGTCTCCAATCCCATCAGCATACCAGCAACGATCACTTGGTTGGCGTTGGCAGATTTGATCTTCGACAAGTTGCTCAAGGTTACTGGGAACATCAATCCCATTTGATCGGCAATCTTTTTGGATATTTGAAATCAAGTTGCTCCATGTGCTTCCGTATACAACCGCTGGGAAGGTGAGTTTATCACGCTTGATCTCGTAGCGGTAGTACCATGAACCAACTGGAGCTAGGTTTCTATTTTTGAGTTTCATCTTGCCTTTCATCTGAAAATATATTTTATTGTTGATATGTCAAGAATTTTTTCTGGAAACACAGGCATTCAAAAGTACGGTATCAAATTCCCTGAGAACATGGACGAGCTTGGTGTAGAGCTATACTGCTACGCTATTAGTAAGGGTGAATACGGAAAAGATTACTGCAATAAGCACAATATAAATCTTTCAGATTTTAAATTGCTTACTCCATATGAACACTTCTTGAAGGCAGTAAAACTCCAATGGCCCACTGAAGTTTCTATTGTCAATCGAGGTTATACCAATAATCAGTTATTGAGAACTCTGGAAGAACTCTGCAACAATGATGACATCTGTTTGGCTGGCGCGGCCTCGATGGGAAAGTCGTTTCCAGTTGGGCTTTGGGTCTACCTTGACTGGTGTTCTGCACCGCATTGTACTTCGTCTTGGGTTGCTACAACTACTCTTGGCGCGTCCGAAGATCGTATCTGGGGTATCATTTCTAAGTTGTGGAAGTCTGCTGCTGTCCAGTTTGGGAAGTTAATTGACTATCGCCACATGATTGTTTGGGGTGGTGGATCGAATGATGAGGATAAGGACTATCGCAATGCCATCAAAGCTCTTGCTTTTCAGTCAGGTAATGAAGGTCAGAAGGCTATTGATACTACCCGTGGACGTAAGAATGATCGGATTAGACTAGCTCTTGATGAGTTGCCCGAAATGGAACTGGGCGCGATTACTGCCCGTGTTAACTTGTCAGCTAACAATGATGTAGTCTTTATCGGTATTGGAAACCCATCTGCTGGTGACAATCCTCACACCCGATGGGCTATGCCTAAAGGTCAAAGTAACTTTGATACTGTCAGTCCAGAGATGGATAAGTGGGATACGGAGACTGGCGTTTGCCTGTTCTACAACGGAATGAGGTCACCTAACTTCGCTGCTCCTGAGAATGAACCCTCCCCGTTTCCGTTTTTGATGGATCGAAAGAAACAACAAGTCATGCTCAAGCAGTGTTACGGAGACGAGAATGCGATTGATTATGTTCGTAACGCTATTGGCTGGTGGCCTAAATCTGGGTTCGCGCAGACTATTCTAACCGCTGATCTCATTCGTAACGCTGATACTAACGAAGAACCACTCTGGGATTCAGAAGGATTTCATAAGATTGCTGGCTTCGATACCGCTTTTACAGTTGGTGGAGATAGGTGTGTGCTTACTATAGCTAAACTGGGTTACATTCGCGGGACTCGCAATCGTGTTATGTGGTTGGAGAAACAGAAGGTTATTCAGCTATCTGCCCGTGAAGCTGCTGAGTTTGAGGTCGGTCTAGCTAAGGAAGTAGTCGAGCTATGCCGGGCTTCTGGAGTTCAGCCTACCAAATTTGGTATGGACGTGTCTGGTGATGGCGGTCGAGTCGCACAAGCTATCATCCGCGAGTGGTTGAAGCATGATTCTAGTGGTCATTCTATCGCGCTTATTTCTTCTATGGGTAAACCTACTGAGCGTATGGCAGCAGAGGTTGATAAACGCCCGTGTAAGGATGTTTATGATAGATTGGTATCAGAGTATTATTACTCTTGTTATCATGCATTCAAGAGCCGTACTCTTTTTGGTGTTGATCCATCTTCTGAATTAGCAAGAGAACTTTGTCTTCGTAGATACACAATTAAAAATAAAAAGATTTCAATTGAAACAAAAGATGATCTTAAGGGAAGAACTGGTTATTCTCCTGATTTAAGTGATAGTCTAATATATGCATTAGAAATGGCTAGAAGAAGTGGATTAGTGTTTATCGGAACCGATAAACCCGTACCTACAAATAGATTTTGGGCAAGAGACGAAAAGCCAACTGAATCCATTATGGATGATGACTACTCTACCGATGATTGGGGAGAGGATTAATCCAGAATACCTTGAAGCTCTAGCGTGTTTGCTACTTCCTCTGGTATAACAATACGAATGAACTTACGTCCTTCATGGAAGCCAAGTGTTTCCATTGTCTTGATGTCAGCTTTCTTTACCCAGCATTGATTGAATTGCTGTTGGAAAAGAATCTTAGTTTGGTTCTCATCTTCATGGTATCCCTCGCAGATGATCATTGAAACGAATGTATTATTTGAACTCATATATTAAATATCCTAATTCTCTTGCCCACGCAGGATTGTCGTGGATTCTGTTATGACAAATTCTACAGGTTGCCATAAACATTTCTAGGTTGGAAAGGTTCTTTCCTCTCTTAGCTTTGTGGTGAATATCTGTAGCTCCAGCCCCGCATACCTCGCAGTTTGGGTGAGTAGTAAAGTATTCCTTTCTCGCTTCAGAGTATTCTTTGTTCAGAACCTTACGCTTATCTGAAACAGGCTTTAATCTTGCCCCCGTTTTTTTGAACCCTTTTTTTCTACTGAGCATTGATAGTAATTTGTTAGCTCTTGAAGTCCGATGGTGGCCAACTCCAATGACTCGTACTCTGGCTTGAGGCTGTCTGGGAAAGGCTTTCCTCGTTCGTGCATGGGGCTGGGGTTGCTGGCTGAGTAAGGACTGACTCGGACGTAGTAGTTGCCGTTTTCGATTTCGAGGAAGGTGTGCATAGTTCGATCACTTTATCTACTTGTTCTTTCTTCAGAATGCTCTTGGAGTTCACTTCAATCTGGTTGATTAACGATCCAGTTACGCCGATCTTGTCACCTAGTTCCCTGACTGTCATTCCTAGCTTCTTGCGAGTTTCCCGAAGCTGATTAGCAAAGGTCTTGCGTCCAATAGAACGAATGTAGCGAGACTGCTCGTATGCAGTCATGCAAGATTCATAGGCTTCGTATAGTGGATGCTTCATTTCAATTAAAAGTAAACCAATCCTATTGACAAGTCAACACTTTTTTGATAGTCTCTTTCTATATGGATAACACCAATGATGATAAAGTTATAGATAAAGAAGCGGAGCGTATGCTTGCCGCAGTTAGACAAACAGTTCTAATTACAAATATGTCTCTTGCTGCTGCCCTCAATACCAGTCTACTTGCAGAATATGAATCTGAAGAAGGCATCTGTAATATGGCACTCAAACCCAACAATACTGCGATCCTTGCAACTACCTCTGCTACTGGTTTGACGATTTACAAATCCCACTTCTTCATCAAGGATGATGCTATCGGTGAACAGCGTCACATCTACAAATGTGAGAATGAAGATGACGCAGATACGCTCTGGGCCACCATCAACGACAAAATGTTTGAATGGTCAAGGGGTGAGATTAAGTCCGTTGACATCTAGTCATTATCGTTACCGATAAAAATATTGTAAAAAACATTTGACACTATCACTAGATGTAGTAGTGTCTGTCTTGTACGAGCAATCGTGCCTTCGGGGTGAGAGCCGAAGAAAAGTCAGGAATTAAATTAACAAATAAAATATATGATCCCTTGTGGTGGTAAACCACTCTCATGCGTCAGTTGCCGCTTCCTGTCGCCATCACAAGGGGTCGCCTTTTTAAAATGATTATTAGAAATACACCAGCGTTTATTACACATGAACACTTCGATAACATTAGATTGTCTGTATGTGCCATTGGTTTGTTAGCTCATATTGCACGATGGATAAATGACGGATTTAACACAGAAGAGATATTAGATGAAATCTATGATATGTGCCATCATGATAAATGTGCAGCAGTAGGATACATAGAACTTTTAAAGGAAAATATTATCCACAATTTCTTCCAAGAAGACGAAATGGATTCAATCAAATCACTTGCTAAAAGATGAAACCAAGAAAACTAGGGAGAATCGTGCTTAGAGAAGAGTTTTTTTGCATCACTCAATGCATGGAAGAAGCAATGATTTTAAATCAGATGTGTTATTGGTCTGAGCGAATTGAAGACATAGATAAATTCTTAGAAGAAGAATACACGATGCTAGTAGATCACGTTCCAGTACTATCTCATGGATGGATTTATAAATCAGCTTCACAATTAGTTGAAGAAATGTTCGGAGCTATCAGCGAAAAAACGATGAATAGGGTTCTTGATAGATTAGTAAAAAAGAATTTTCTTCATAGAAGAGTTAATCCAAATCCACGGTATAGGTTTGATAAAACCTATCACTATAGAGTCAATTTTGTAGAAATAATTTCTCAATTAAACGCTAAGAATATGCCTTTAAGTGGATATGCAATAATTGAAGAATGTGCAGAAAGAATAAACAAAGGTGTCGCTCCGATCCGTCAAAATGACGCTTCGATTGATCATTCTGACGGAGCAATACCAGAGACTATAACAAAGATTACATACAAAGAAGAAAACCCTATAATCCCTTTAGATAAAAAAACTGATTTATTCCAGACTGAGAAAATTGCCAAAGGCAAAAATGTTCCCCCCCGTTGCGAAGCCCCCCCAGAAAATAATTTTCCAGCGGAATTGGATTCACCAGATTTTCTTGAAGTATGGGAAGAATATCTTGAGTTCAGAAAACAGAACAAATGGAAGACAGTCGAAATCTGGAGAGCAAAACTTTTGAAGAAGCTAGTCTCTTGGGGAAAGGAAGACGCAATAGCTTCCCTCAATGCATCTATGGAGAGTGGCTATCAGGGAGTATTCCAACCTAAAGAAAAACAAACGCAAAGTTACAATCCCTACAAGCAATCCTTCTAATGAAAAAAATACCACTAATGAAAGTAGTCCCAATAGCAACCAAAAGCGAGGCAGCAGCCTTAGCTTTAATCGCAATAGACAGAAACATCCTCGCGCAACAAACGTGGGATGTGGATTATTTCGCTCTGCCGCCCCACAGGAAGGTTTTTACCGCCCTCCAAGGGGTTCACCAGCGAACAGGGGCTTGCTGCCCGTTTTCTGCCATTGCTGAGTTAGAAGCAACAGGCGAGATCGAAGCGGCTGGAGGAGAGAACGAAGTCCATGAGATTCTTTCTACCATGAAGATCGCTTCTGGGAAGGTTTGTCAGGATATGGCGGACGATTACCGCAAGCAGCTAGTCAGAAACAAAGGATACCGCGATGTCATCAAGGTTATCGAGGAAGAAGAACCCAATATCCGAGTAGGAAAGTCCGATTTGAAGAAATTATCGGAAACGATAATGAGATGTTCGGAGGATCGGAGTGTCAAAGTGAAGCCAGTCAAAGATATTATCTTGGAAATCATCGACGAGATGGAAGGTAAGTCCAAAGAAGAGTGTTTCACCACAGGAATGATCCGATTGGACAGAACATTGAGGGGCGGGCTGCATCATGGAGAGCTTTTGACGGTAGCTTCAGAGACTGGTGGAGGTAAATCCATCTTTCTAGTCCAAGCAGCAGTAGCAAATCTACTCAACAACAAGTCAGTTATCTTCTTTTCACTAGAAATGAACGCCAAAGACATCCTAACTCGTATGGCTTGCAACATGGCTGGTTATCCGATCCGCGAAAGAGCAGAATATCTCAACGCAAACAAGGTAGAACTAGACGCAATCACCAATGCACTGACCAAATTGCATGGTATGCCACTTCAAATCATAGATGCTATCAGCGACATCAACGATATTGAGGCTAATATTAACCGATATGTGGGAGAAAACCGCGCGGATGTGGTGATCGTAGACTATCTCCAGATCGTATCCATTGAAGGTGTAGACAACCGCGAGAATGCTATCTCTGAGATCACAAGAAGGTTAAAGGTATCAGCATCCGTTAACAAACTTGTACTGCTGACAGCCTCCCAGTTAAATGATGAGGGAAGGTTACGAGAGAGCCGAGCGATTGGGATGCATAGTAATCAGATTATTTACGTTGAGCATCTGAAAACTAAGAGCCAAGTGACTGTCAAGAAGAACAGGCGCGGCCCGAAGGATTACAGGATAGATATTATCATGCACGGGGAGACTTCACGCATCGAGGAGGTATTCTAATGTCAACAGATAAAGCATACGAGAAGGCATCCAGATTCATGGATGCTGCACTCCAGATATGGGAGTCACAAGATAAAGAGAGATATTGTATAGCGGAGAATTACTGGAACGAAGGAATGAAAATCTACAACGAATACTTTATTCAGATAAATGTATTGACAGAGTTACAAGATATTGATAGTTTGCTTCCATGAGTGACACACCAGAGACAGATGATCTCGCTAGGGGAAACCATGTTGTTCCGACCGAGTGGGCGCAGCAACTTGAACGCGAACGCGACGAGGCGCGGGAGGAAGTGAAACTTTTAAAAGCAATTTTAGACTTAATCAAAAAGGATACAATATGATCAACTCAAGAGCTAAAGGAGCCAGAGGTGAGAGAATGTGGAGAGACCAACTCCGCGCCGAAGGTTACACCGCTAAACGTGGACAACAACACGCAGGAGGACAAGACTCCCCAGACGTAGTATGCGAAGAAATGAAAGGTGTACTCCACTTTGAAGTTAAATGCGTACAGAATTTAAATTTAGATAAGGCTTGCGAACAGGCCGAGCGTGATGCTAATGGCATTGCGTGGGCTGTCGCTCACAAGAAAAACAACAAAGACTGGAAGGTTACTATCTCTGCCTCCACGTTCTTTAAACTATTAAGAGATGGAGTAGACGGACTATGAAAAAACCAACCGCTAAACAAGCGAAGATAGCTAAGGTCATGGGTGAGTACAAACGTGGGACACTCCACGCTGGTATCAACCCTAAAGGCCCGAAGAAAGCACCACTTGCCAAGAGCAGAAAACAGGCATTGGCTATTGCTCTTCGCTCTTCTGGAGTTCCAAAGAAGAAGTAACTAAACTCAATTCTAATTTTTGATGTTCAGAATTACTCAAAACTTGTAGATTTTCTATTCTATTATCAAGTCCGTTTCCATTTATATGATGCACGTGTTCCCATGTTTCAAGTTTTCTTCCAAGATAACATTGCATGATATGCCTGTGTTCTCTAATTCTTTCGCCATTAATGGTGATGTAATTATATATTCTTGTAGCGCACTTACCAGCCCTTGCCATAAGTGGACTGACATCTCTTGCTTTTTTTGTATTTTCAGGATTGGCAATAGATGTGCATCTGCGAGAGCAATAAAGGGCTGTAGGAATTCTATATTTAGGAACATAAAAAGATGTGGAGCAAATCTTGCAAATTTTTGTTATTCCATTTTTTCTTTTTTCTCCTCTTTGTTTCCCAAATCTTTTTGCAACATCAAATCCCACACAACTTCTACAGCAAAATTTTTGAGAATTGCGCCGAGGAAGAAATTCTTTATTGCAATGAGAACAAGTTTTAATTTTCATAGCATGAAACATAGCAATCGTAGTTAGTAAAGCAAGTAAAAATATGAACAAAAAACCAAAAGGGCTTTATGCCGCAATCAACGCTAAACGCAAACGTATAGAAGCGGGTAGTGGCGAGAAGATGAGGAAGGTTGGAGCCAAAGGCGCACCAACTGCAAAAGCATTCAAACAATCAGCAAAAACAGCAAAGAAGAAATAATATGAAAAAATCAGGTACACACAAAATGCCAAACGGCAAAATGATGTCAGATTCCGCACACAAGAAAATGCACGAAAAAAAGGAATCTAAAGCCATGAAGAAAAAAGAAACCAAGCGTGGATACAAATCCTAGTTATAACAAGTTTAGTGAGTTTACACAAAACTTATAATATATGGAAAAGAGATTCGCTAAAGTAGTAAAGAACCCAGCTACTGGCAGGACTAAGACTGTCAAGTATGGGCAGAAAGGCGCGACGATCTCTCCGGGGACGAAGCGTGGTGATAGTTACTGCGCTCGTTCAGCTAAGATCAAAGGAGATTGGAAGTCAGACCCCAATAGCCCGAATAACCTATCCCGTAAAAAGTGGAAGTGTAAGGGAAGTAAATCAACTAAATGAAGCGATGCCCTAAGTGTGGATCAAACTCTAGTGTCTGTGATTCTAGGGAACAAGGAGATAGAATAATGAGAAGGCGCGACTGCACCAAGTTAGGGTGTAGGACGGGCTGGACAACCTACGAAGTAGACTCTTCTTACATTAAACATATTCAAATGTTAGAAGAGAAGATTAAACAACTTAAAGAATTAATGACAAGCATATGAGATTCCACGCACTGGGGCTTCCTCATTTTATGTCTTGACTAAAACCTAAAACGTGAAATAATACTTGAATGAAATATCAGTTATGGCGCAAGTATTGTAAGAAATACATTTCATTGGTTAAATCTTCACAGATTGAAAATGAGGAGTTGATGGAAAAACATCATATCTTCCCTCAAAGTATATTTGGTAAAAATAAAATAATAGTTTCACTTACTCCCAGACAGCATTTTGTGGCACATAAGTTGTTGCATAAGATTTTTCTTTTTAGAAATGGCGGAAATTCTACAAGGTGTTTTAAAATGGCAAAAGCATTTTGCTGGATGCAAACAAGAAATTGTGTGCAGTTTAACTCAAGAAGATATGAGTTTTGCAAAAAAATGAGGAGTGAATCAATGCGGGGACAAAATAACCCATTTAAAAATTCAAAATCATTTTCAGCAGAACATAAGAGAAAAATTAGTGAATCACTTTTTAAAAACCCTCCAATGAAGGGTAAAAAACATTCTGATGAAACAAAATCAAAAATAAGTAAATCATTGCAAGGAAGAACTTTTATTCATTCTGAAGAAACAAAAAGAAAAATATCAGAAAAAAATAAAGGAAGAGAAATATCCGAAAAAACCAAAATCGCAGTTAGTGAAAGTAATAAAAAAAGAAAAGGTTCTAAAAGAACAATTGAAACAAAAGAAAAAATGAGAAATGCACAAATAAATAAACCAAAAGTTAAGTGCCCTTATTGCAATACTATTGGACATTATGCAGCAATGGGCAGATGGCATTTTAATAATTGTAAATCAAAGTGAAACACCGATATCATATTTTAGGGCTTCCTCACACAGTCTCATCTAAACAATTTAACGCCTGTGCTTATACACAGAAAGTAGTTAAATTCGGAAAAATGATGACCGAACGTGGGCATGAAGTAATCCACTACGGGCATGAAGACTCTGACCTACCATGCACTGAACACGTTACTGTATTAACCAATGATGACTTTAAAAAATCCTATGGTAGCCATGACTGGCGTAAGACATTTTTTAAGTTTGATACTGGTGATCATGCTTATCAAACCTTCTACAAAAACGCTATTAAAGAAGTAGGTAAGCGCAAACAAAAACATGACTTTATTCTCCCCTTCTGGGGAAGTGGAGTCAGACCGATATGCGATGCCCACCAAGATATGATCGTAGTTGAGCCGGGCATTGGATATGCTGGAGGTCACTGGGCTAGATTTAAAGTGTTTGAATCCTATGCCATCTACCATGCTTATGCTGGTATGCAAGGTGTAGGTTCCTGTAGACAAGACTGGTATGAAGTAGTCATACCCAACTATTTTGATATTGATGATTTCGATTATAACGAGAAAAAAGAGGATTACTATCTTTACCTTGGTCGGGTATATTCTGGTAAGGGAGTGGAAGTTGCTATTCAAGCGACTGAAATCCTCGGTAAAAAGCTAGTCATAGCTGGGCAAAAAGAGGAAGGTTACGAATTACCTAAACACGTTGAGTATGTAGGGTACGCAGACGTTAATATGAGGAAGAAGTTAATGTCTAACGCGACTGCTTCTTTCATTCCTTCGATGTATGTAGAACCCTTCGGTGGTGTCCAAGTAGAGAACTTACTATCTGGTACTCCTACCCTAACTACAGACTGGGGATGCTTCGCAGAAAACAACCCACATGGGATCACAGGATACCGATGCAGGACTATGGGGGATTTCATAGATGCCATGCACAACATCAAGAAGATCAGACCAGCGGACTGCCTAGCCTTCGGTAAAAACTTCACCTTAGATAAGGTAGCACCAATGTACGAGAAGTACTTCAATGACATCCTTGATATCTACACGGGTCGGGGATGGTACGCAGACGGAAACGGACTTAACTCACTCTACAAATACTATCCATGAGCTTTGAATCTGAATACTGGGGAGACTGCTGTAATACCTTCGACGAGGATCAGAAACACTACGTCTATGCCCAGTACATGGGAATAATGACAGTAGGGTATTCGTTCTCTATGTCAGGGAAGTCGGTAGTAGACATAGGGGGAGGGCCAACTTCGATGTTACTTAAAACAACTAACCTAGGAAAAGGGTTGGTTGTCGATCCGCTACTATATCCACAATGGACTTACGCTAGGTACGATGCTAAGAAAATAGATTGCTTAGTCATCAGAGGGGAAGATTTTATCGGTAACGATAAATTCGACGAAGCGTGGATTTACAATTGCCTCCAACACACAGACGACCCAGAGCTAATAATCCAAAACGCAAAACGCGCAGCTAAGATAGTCAGACTCTTTGAATGGGTAGACATCCCACCCCACGAAGGTCATCCCATAGAACTCACAAAAGAAAACCTAGACCAATGGTTAGGTAAGGAAGGCAGTACAACCCAACTAGCAAGAGCAGGCTGCTACGGAAAAGCCTACTACAATATAGTATGAACTGGGACGAATACGCTATGAGTATAGCTGAGGTAGTAGCTAAGAAAAGCAAAGACCCGTGGAGACAAGTCGGGGCAGTCATACTCAGAGAAGACAATTCAATAGCCTCAGTAGGCTACAACGGATTCCCCCAAGGTATAGAAGAAGACTGGTCAGACAGAGATGAAAGAAGAAAGTACGTCATCCACGCAGAACAGAACGCCCTCAGATACACCCAACCCGGCGAAGGAAAGACACTCTGCTCCACATTACTACCATGCTCAGACTGCTTAAAGACCCTAGTAGCCTATAAGATAAAAAGAGTTATCTACAAAGATATCTACCAAACAGACCCCACCGCCCTAGTCACAGCAGAAAAAATGGGAGTCACCCTAATCCAATTATGATCTACCTACTCCTACTACTAGACTCCATCCTCATATACAAAGCATTCAAAAAATGAAACACAATAAACTCAACCTAGAACAAAACGTATCCCCAAATGACGCTCGAGCTGGATACAAAACTGTCACCAATGGAGAAGATGTCAAAAAAGCCTGTAACAAATTCCTAGAATCCCGTGGCATCAAACTAACCTCCTTCTTCCAAAAGAACAAGAAATGTCCTACCAAACCCTAGCCCTACTCCTAGCTTGGTTAACCCTAGTAGTCTGCCTCCTCCTAGAGAACAAATACAGATGATACTACTAACCCTATTCATAGCCTACCTACTCTATCTCATGTACACCACCAATCATGATCTAGATGGTTACTAGCAAATAAAGGGATGGTTACATCCCAGTATTGACAGGGTATTTTAGGGGTTTGTGTAGATAAAGAGGAGTTTCTGGATTTGGGAGGCTCGCGAGTTTGGGCTGTGTGGGGAGTCCACCCATGCCCTCAGTCTCCAGCCACAAAGAGATTCCTTTAAATGCTAGGCCACGCTGCACCTAGTTTGATCTGCCCCCTCTCGCTGTCCCGCCTGCTTAGTTTGATTATGTCCCGCCTGATCTTGGCGTGGAATAATCTTTGCCGATAGTGTCCGGGCTGTCGCGTGATTGGCTGGCTGGCTGGCTGGCTTATCGTGTCGCATCGAATGTGGCGAGATCGTGACAATGTGAGGCATGAGAGAATAGGGTGCGAGATTTGCAGAAATAGGCATTTGCTATTTAGTGCAGCGATGCCGTGATTTTGGCTCATGTTGTAAAAAAGGCTACTTTGCTGTATATAGCGAGACCGAGCCAGAAAAACATCGCGCTAGAATGGCGCTGGTGACCTTTGTTTGAGTGGAGCTGTGTATTGTCATTGCCTGATTTCGCTCTTATATTCATATATCGGTCTATAGCGATATATCGTTGGAACATGACATATCATAATATTCGAATATGTGAATACGTTACTTTGCTTGCTATGTTTCCCCGTGTTTTTTGTATGGCATGATATGTGCTAATACTTTTCTATTTACAAGCTGGCATAGTTCCTGCTTATGGGGGCTTAAAATAAAACAACATTTGGGTGTTGACATATTCAATACTTAGTGTATTCTCTCTCTCGTGATGTTCGTTGAGTGGCTCTGAATGAGCCTTAGCGGACAACTTCACAAATTGATCTTTGAAGAAAAAAACTTTTGCACCTGTCTTTTGATAGGATGCGAACCAATCCAAACCTTGACGCTTTCGAGCGTCTCACATTAGAAAATCACATGACAATCATCAATCACATCCTATCCCTTCCTGTGTCAGATGACACAATAAACCTTGCTCTAATATGCGCGGCTCTCGTAGTCGTGCGCGTTGGGCTTTCCATCGTTCTTCACAATCTTTCCCGCTAATTATGACAACAACAAATAACATCACCCTTGGTTCAGTAATTCATGGCACACATCGAAGTGAAGATTTGCTCAGTGCATTCCTGTTTGCCTTAGAAGATATTAAATCTCCCGCTGCCGCGAGATACAATGCAGAGCTTATTGAGCTTGGTTTTGGTCATTCAATGTGCGGGGTTTGCGGGATGGGAAATCGTGAGGAATGGCCAGAGGGGTTTGATGAGCATATAGCGCAGGAAATCATCTCTGAAATGATGGACGCTTTAAATGATCATGCGCCGGATGGCTATTATTTCGGTGTTCATCTCGGCGATGGTTCGGACTTTGGATTCTGGAAATGTGAAGAGTAAAATCGAAACGGGTTCGCCCGTCTTTGCACCTTGGCAAGTGCAGACTGAAGAGAAAGCCAAAAACTAACTAGAATAATACGAAAATGAAAATGACACTTAATACCTACCAAATAGCAGATGAGTTGAAGCGCGACACTTGCGCCCGCTGGTCTTACAATGGCTCACTTGCCCTTGCGGAATACCTTGAGGAATATGAGGCCGATAGTGGAGAGGAAATGGAGCTGGACACTTGCGCGATTCGTTGCGACTTCTCCGAACATTCCTCCCTCTTAGAATGGGCGCGGGAACATTTCGGCACTACGAACATGGTCGGGGAGTTTTCCATTGAATCAAGTGAAGATGAAGAGGACGTTGACCCCGAAGGAACGGACGCTAAGATCAAAGCATACATTCAAGACCACGGGACACTCATTGAGTTTGAAGGCGGAGTTATCGTTTCATCGTTTTAATCCTATGACTACCTTCGACAAAATAGCTGTCTTCTCAATCTTCGCTGTCTTTGCTTATGGGATGTTTTCCCTATTCGTTGCCTTCTCAAAATATGTGGAAAGGTTCGGACTATGAAAAAGCTCTCCAAAGAATATTATTGGGAACTCGCGCAGTTTTGCATGGATTATCACGGCGGCCAATGGTCGCGGGGTTATCGGCTCATGTGTCGATTGCGTCCCGCTAATTTCTCCTCCTCACTCTCTGAAGAGTTGAGAGAGTCCGAGGCTTATATGTGGCTTGTGGATAATTACGCGAGCAAAATCTAATCCCTCCACATTGCGGGGCGGTTCTATCCCTCCCCGCTTTTCTTCTTAATTGGCGATTCCTGCCCTTTTCAGCCCTTCACCTTATCATTCACCTTCCGATTCCTCCGCCGCACTTTGCGCGGTTTTATCGGTTCCGATAATCTTTCCCTCCACAACCCACTTTTCACTCATGTCACTCTGTATCCAATTTCGCGTTATTTTCCAAGCCCTCCACCGCATCGACATATTGCGTGGACACAATTTCGACTTTATCCGCTTTCGTCGGGCCGCTGACGTGCAGGGAAATCATCGCGTTTACAGATAAACCTTTCTTATCGTGCATATTATTCTCATCCAATCCCAGCGCACGTGTCGCGATTTTCTCATATTCCGCAAGCACGTCCAGACGTTGCGCCTGATCTTTAATGTTTCCCGATTTGTGTCTCGTCTCAATCTGCACCCTCTCCGCCGCAATCTCTCTCAGCATAAACGCATAATGGGCAATCGTTTCGCTTGCCATTGCGTCCTCCAACTTCGGAGCGACCACATTTGCCACTTCTTCCCTCAGCCGTTTCCGCTTGTCTATCCACTTACCTTTGACCATGCAGTTCTTCAAATAGAACTTAGACATGAGGCTAAACTCTGGCAGCTTCAAAATGTCACTCATCTCCGCTCCACCCATGAATAACGATTCAATCTTATCCATGTCCCACTTTTTACGCTGTCCACGGCCTAGCGTTTTCGCATCCAACTCTGGCGTTTTGTTCATACTTTACTATTGCCAAAATTCTGCCAGATTGTCAACAGATTTCCCTCCACAACACAACAACACAACACAACAATGAAAAATACAATGAGAACAATAGACAAAGCAATCATCGACCAAATACGCGGAACCGAAACACGCCACACCATCAGGCTTACAAATTGCCTAGATGGTTATGAGACTTGCATCCTGTTAGATCAGGAATGCGGGGATATGTGCATTATCCAATCCTATGATAACAAGATAACGACCACGCACATTGATGAAAACGAAGTTGCAGCCCTTAAATCTGTCCTACTATGAGCTACACAATGACAAGACAAGATAAGTTAAGAGCAAAAGAACTAGACTTAATTAACAAATGCACTGCTGACCCAAGATCGGATTATTCTATCAAAGTAATACGGCATCGTGGAATGGGATCAAGCACAGTTCTGATAAAAGATAAAACTCAAGATACTATTACGATAATTCAGAGAACAACTTCTAAAGTTTCATTAACATTTCTGCGTCTGAAAGATGATGAAATTATTTCACTATTAACCGAATAAAATACAATGAGCTACACCGAAAAAAACCAAGCAACGTGCCTCCCGCCAGAAGCCTACATCCGACTCTGGCAGAAAGCTGAAAAGACAACCGAGATGCCAAAGTTTCGGTCAACCGTCTACCCAGATAAGAAGATAACCTCTATTAAATTCGAGAAATGAGAACACATACCTTACACAAGCAGAAGCCGTTCAGAGTTAAGAATACTTACCTCGCTGATCCAGTTCGTAGAGAGATTGTCGATGCCCTGCAAGCGGTTGTCGATACATTCGGGGATTCTGATTCTCTCCTAGCCCTCCAATGCAGGTCAGCCCTACTTAAAGCGAAACAATGAACGTCCACGATCTACTGGCAACGGTTGAATGGTCACATCCCATTCAACTAAATACGAAAAGAGGGGTCAGACTCCTCCGCAAAGCTCCCATTGAGGATGCTTTCTGGAAGGTCTACAAGATCGACCGAGAGCTATTCAAAGAGCAACTGGCAGCGGCTGGCATCTCTATGGGTAAATTCAGAGACGAGTGGGCGTTGTCTTGGTGGTCAGATGAAAACCTCAAGTTCAAGTCCGTAATCGGTTCCGATAATGTTGAGGAGAAAGTTGAAGAACTTAATCTAATCCCTCTGCTGCATCCCGAAAATCTCTTTGAATACCAGCAAACCTCTGTTCAGATGGGGGTGGCTAGTATGGCTAAATACAACCGAGTCCTGCTTGGACATTCCACGGGTGTAGGAAAGACCTTCTGTGCTTTAGGTATTGCTAGAGAGTTGGGTAAACGGGTCGCGGTGATCTGTCCATTAGCTGTTGTTACCTCATGGCACAGGGCAGCAAAAATGATGAATGTTGAGGTTTACGAAGCCGTTGGTTGGGAATTTTGCAAAACTGGAAAATCAAAAATTGGAAAATGGACTTGCGAATCTAAAAAGAGATTTGAATACCAACTTCCAGATGATGTCATTCTTATATTTGACGAAGCCCACAGAGGCAAAGCTCCGGGAACTTCTCAAAATTCTTTTTTGATTAGAGATAGCGTCATGCAAAATATTCAAGCTATGGCATTGAGCGCAACCATTGCGGATTCTCCAGAAAAACTTTGGGCCTTAGGTCAATTCCTTGGATTGCATCAAGGTGGAAAGGATTATTTTAGATTTCTATCTGCAAACGGTTGCAGAAAGACAAGATTTGGATTTCAGTTTCAAGGTGGAAGCGCAATACTTAAACGACTTCATCATAAGATTTATCCAGAAAGAGGAAATCGTTTAAGACATAGTGATTTGGGAGATGCCTTTCCAGAAACACTTATTCACGCAAGAGCTTTTGATATGGAAAATGCCCGTGCCATTGCATCAGAATATGATGAATTGTGCAATAGGGTAGAGGAACTTAGAATGGCAGAGAATTTTAGCGCGAACGTGTTAGCCGAACAAACGCGAGCGAGGCAAAAAATTGAGCTTTTAAAGGCTCCTGTAATAGCTTCACTAGCTAAAGATTATATTGAAGAAGGAAATAGCATTTTTATTGCGGTATCATTTCGTGAAACTATGCAGTTTTTAATGAAAGAACTTAATACAGATGCTGTCATTTGTGGGGGTCAATCAAAAATGGAAAGGCAAGGAGCAATAGATTCTTTTCAAAGAGATGCAACGCGAGTAATTATAGGAATATCAGCAGCTTGTAGGGAAGGTATTTCATTGCATGATTTAAACGGGAAACACCCTAGAGTTGCGTTAATATTTCCTCAACCATCAGCATACGATTTAAAACAAGTATTGGGTCGCGTTCACCGTGCTGGTGGAACAACAAAAAGTCTTCAATACATAATATATGCAGCGGGTGTTGCCATTGAAGAAAATACCTGCAATTCCCTTGATAGAAAATTAAAAAACATGGATTTGATTGCAGATGGGGAGATAGACCCATCAATTTCATTATCTACCATAAAAAATATCTTGTAATATGCCCAAAGCATATTAGATTTTATATGACATGAAACTAAAGCGAGGCACAGAAAGAGAAGATGGAATGATCTTTTGGAACTATGATAGTAAAGCATTAAATGGAGAATATTGGGTTTCAAAAGAAAGATTTGCACATTTACAACTATGCAAAAAGAAAAGATTAAAATCAAAGATAGAATTATTTAATCAAAAAACACAGAAACTTGTTAGAGGAGCAATGCGTGAAGATGGAATGATCTTTTGGGGATACCACCCAGATTGTAAGTTTGGTGAAAAGTGGATGTCAGAATATGACTTTAATAAAAAGAAATTAGATAAACAGAATAAAATATTAAAAGCTAAAGAATTAAATGGAGTATTGAAACGCGGAGACACAAGAGATGATGGTATGATTTTTTTGTGTTATTCTCCAAGTAACGCGACTGCAGAAAGGTGGGTTACAAAAAAAGCATTTGAGAATCTAAAAATAAAACAAAAAGTCGCATCTAAAAAATTTTATTGGAAGAATCCAGAGAACGGTAAAAGGCAAACAAGAAAATGGAGACTCAATAATCTTAATGCTGGAAAAGAATATTTTCAGAAAAATAAAAAAGAAATTTATGATGCCAGAAATAAACGGATAAAAGGCAATCCATTATTAGCTTTAAGAATGAATATTCATAACAACATTAAAAATTCCATATCAAAACTATCTTATACAAAAAATACAAAGACAGCACAAATTCTTGGTTGTTCATTTGAAGAATTGAAGGTTCATATTGAATCTCAATTCAAAGAAGGGATGTCATGGGAAAATCGCAATCTTTGGCATATCGACCATATCATGCCAGTTTCAATGGCTAAAACATACGACGAAGTTGTTAGGTTGAATCACTACAGAAACCTTCGTCCGCTTTGGGCGCATGAGAACCTTGCTAAATCAGACAAGACTCCAGATACACTTGTTTTATTCTAGTCTAAAAAGCAAAAGGCCCACCAAGGATCAATCCAAGGTGGGCTTTTTGTTTCTATCTATTAAGTGATGATACGAGAAGCCTCTTCTTCCTTCTCTTCCGTATCAAACCGCTTACGGAATTGTGATTCACGGTAGTAAAAAAACGCCAATTCCATGTGCTTGATCGCTTCAAACCCTTCACCCTTGCGGGATTCAGACTTGATCACCATCATGCTTGCTGTATGCAACAAGCTGGCAAAGGCGTGTACTCGTTCGTTTAGTGTCTCGTCTTCGCATTTATGGAAACTAAAAGCTTCCAGAATTGATTTCGAGGTTTCGTTTTGTTGGTTTTTTTCTGACATAAATTATTGTTCCTTTGAGAATTTGACCCACTCACCTTGTGCTGCATCGAACCATGACATATCTTGTCGGTCGATGAGGAAGTGATGGGCTTCTAGTTTATCTGGTACTGAGCGTTTGACTTCAGAGTTCCCGTAGTTGCCTACGTTCAAGACCAGATAACGATGAGGTAGGACAGACTTATCATCCTTACCTTGCTCGTTCCTAACCCTGTTCCTGACCTCAGTAGAGGACAAACCCTCAGCTTTAGCTACCTCTAGCATGGCTTGTTGCTTCTTGGCGTTGGTCTTTTCATCACCGAAGTTAGCGTTTCCGATCTCACGATACACCGTAAATGGTAGTGCAGCGTCACGTTTAGCAGCAGGGAAAGCCCTACAAGCCCTCGCGTAGCCCGAAACTGTGCTGTAACTCTTCTTAAAGTTAGCACAAAGTTGGTTCACTACATCATCATGTCCGGCGTTATCCAATGCCACCACCGCATCACCGATGATCCATTGTGCGCCTGATTCTAAAGTAAGACCGAAGGCAAACGCTGCCACCCAGTCTTTCATCTCTACCTTACCACGGGGTACGCATTGGGTCATCCCCACGCCGATGTCGAACTTCTTAGTGAAGGAAGACAACTCTAATCCTTGTTTGACGCTCTCCACTAGGGCCAAGGATTCGTTCTCTGGTTCTTCTTCTACTACTGGAAGGTTAGCTAGGTTAATCCTCTCTTCTTCCATTTCGATTGCCATATCCCAATCAGCGGACATCTTTTCATACATCTCCAGCATCTCATCTGGAGCGTCATCTTCAAGGTACTCGTTCTTCTGGAGCTTGGCCCATGCCTTCTTGATATGGGTTTCGTTAATAGTAATCCCGCGCCATTCTGTTTTGGCGAACTCCACCATTTGGCGGAGGTAGGTTGTTACTGATACAAGGATTCCTTCTTGTGTTGGACTGAATAGTTCTAGTTCTTTTTTCATTAGTGTTAGTTAAGGTTAGTTCTGGGAGGAACCGAGGGGGATTAGTAGGGGATGTCGTCTGCTGGGAATGGAGCGTCTAGGTCGAGGTCAGCGGCGGCTTGCTCAACACACTTAGCGAATGGGGAATTAAACCCTTTCTCCAAGTAGAACTCATAGATTTTGGTGAGTGCTGGCTTACCGATCTCCGCGAGCTTCTTGCCCTTCTGTGTGCCACTAGGGACTACAGCAGATGCCCAGTCAGCAGGGTCTAACTCTTGTTCTACTACCTTTGGCTCCACTTTGGGTTCAGCCTTAACCTCAGACTTGAATGCGATTCCCTTGCGGTTGGCTTCGATGAAGACCGATGAGACGTAGGCTCGCAGGGTTTCTTCATCTTCCACTCCCTTGTAAGCATGGCGGACGAGTGAATCTACATACTTATGTAGCTCAACGATCTTATCCAATGCCTCCACAGGATTATCGGTAACGATAACTTTGGGTGTTGAAGTGACTCTGGCTGGTTCTTCACTCTCAAACTCAATCTTACCAGTAGCCGTAACCTTGATGATGTCACGATCTACCTTGCCATTCTTACCTTCGTATGACTCATGCTCTAAGGTAACTCCAGTTAGCCCATGCTTGCCCCTAACTGAGGATAGCGTGACCACGTTGTTTTTGATGCTCTGTTCTTGATTGTTATTGAAGAACTTCAACCCATAGGTCTGTCCATCAATCTCAATCTCTCCACCTTGGATGACAAACTCACCCTTGGGTCCGTTGAATGTCTTTGGTTCCCACAATTTAGTGACCTTACCAGTCACTCGTTTGATGATGTCTTTCTGTTCGATTCCGTCTAGTTGGTTACTCATTAGTTTTATAGTTTGCTTGGTAGTAGTGGCAGAAGGGAGCGACTGAGCAATAACGCTCACACCGCATATCTCCACCGTTTCGTTTCTCTATCGAATGCTTCGGCCCATAGGTAGATAGAAGGTTCTCTGCCTCTTCCTTGGTGTCGCATACTTTCGCTGCTCTCTTGTTACCATCTTTCTTGATGGCGTAGGTATCTGGTTTAGCCCAGCGTTCACTTGGATCACAAGCCGGGATGTGGTCATCTGCCATTGCTGCCGCTGCTTGGTGCATCTTAACACGCTCAGTAGCGTAGCGGATAACTTCTTCATTATCCCAGAGTGGAATGTCAACGATGTGGACTGCACATTGAGGATACTCTTTGTCAAACTCAGCCTTACTCGCTTGCCAGTCCCGAAGGATAGCTACGATCTGACCTTTCTTGACTTCGTATCCGTACTCTCTCCAGAGCATAGCATTCAGATTGATCTGCGCTTCCCACTCCTGCTTGGTTCCAAGAAGGAACGAGAAGACCGATGTTACTTTGAAGTCTGAGATGGTATGGTTCTCAGTCTCGTAGAGATCAGTCTGACCAGTTATTGTCCAGTCATTGATCTCCATGTAGAGACGCTTCTCTGTCATCTCAGTCTCGCCGCCAGCCAGTTCGACTACTTTATGTACGGACTGACCTAGTAACGCCCACACTCTGTCTGCTGCGTCTTCTACGATCTGCTCAGAGTAACGCTTCTTGAGTTGGTTGATTTTCGGTGGCCCGATTAAACTTGTCACCGAGATATTGGCTTGTCTTGTGCCAGCCATATACCCATCGTGCGACAATGCTCTATACATTGGGGCGGGAAGCCCGTGATTATTCGTTATCGTCATCAGTAAATAAGTTGGGGTCGATGCCTTGATCCATGTCACGCATAGCGCAAGTATGAATGAATGCTTCGTGCCTTGCTTCTTCTACTTCTCCCGATACGTCCGTTTCGTCCCAGTCTCGTTCGCTCATTTGAGGCACTGGGTCAGCAGTTCGGCTACGCCACGAAGGTGATCTCCCTGATTAACTACTGCCTTTGCATTCGGGAGCTTGCCGAGGTCGAACTTTCCGTCCGCCGCTGATGCTGAAATCAAACGAAGATAAATCTCACGCTTGAGTGCTGAATCTACTACTGGAGTTGATTCTGTTTTCACTTCTGTTTTCACTTCTACTTCTGTTGTTGTTGGTTTGTCTTTCATTAGTTTTTTGTGGACGGGTGTTGTGCCGCGCACAAGGGCAAATCTACATAGGATAATTCTAGTGTCAATAGATTATTTTCAGAAATTATCGGTAACGATAAAAAAGAAGCGCACCCCAGATTTCTCTAAGGTGCGCCACCTAATGAATGAACACGAATGAAAACAGCAACAAGCTGCACAAGCACACTACTACACGATGTAGAGATGTCAAGCTATCTATTCGGCAATCGCATCAAAAACTTTTTGCGATTGGATTCATACTGCTTGGCTAGCTTCTCAATCCCAGCGTATTTCTCTGGACTCATTTTTGTTTTAGCCCACTTCAAGAATGCCCTCTTCTCTGCTTCATCCATTGGGCCACTACCCAACCGCAGAGGCTGACGATTCCTAGCTCCAGACTCCATACTCTGAATTGCATTCTTACGATCTTCTTTCGGTAATGTCTTGAGATATTCTTTGGCATAAGCCGCCGCTGTTACTGGATCATTCTTTTGTAGGTAACTCGAAATCTCTCTGTTGATCGGACTCATCTTGCTAGGTGCAATATCCATTGGACGTTTAGTTCTGTACTCAAGTCCAGCAGATTCAGCCCAGCGACGAGCATACTTATTGATGTCAGCAACCTCTCTCCTGTACATCTCTTCCGCTACTGTTGGTGCGTCTGAGAAGCCCAATCCACTAGCTGATGTTTGGTATAGTTTTTGACTCACTCTATACATAGAAGACATCCGATTCAGATAATTATTGATGTCTCCTTTGGTGAGTGTTCCTTGGTCAGCTACGTTTGTAATGAGAGTTCCAGTCTCCTTCAATAGACTGAGTGCTGGTGGGTCTAGCGGGTTCTTGACACGCTCACGATCCTGCCAGTCCATGAAGAACTGACCATAGTTGCCGATCAATCCTAGCGCACCGATGCCAATGAGATTGTACCATGCACGTTGAAGTCCGAGATAAAGTTCATCATCGTCTTCATCATCTTCAAGTGCTTTTAAGATGTCTTCGTAGTCTGGCCCCTTCATCATTACGCCAAACAAAACATCCCTTAAACGTAGGATAGCTTCACCACCTACATACGCAGAGGCAAGCCACATCATCACAGGGATGAGAGTTAATGCCTTTGCTTCTGCTTTGGATACCTTCTGTGGTATCTCATCCAATGAAATCTTTCGGTTATCTCCGATCTCCTTAGCTTCTGCTAGTCTGAGCCTGTATAGTAATTGTCTCGTCTCATCTGGTAGTTGCATTGTCTCACCTTTAAACGTGACGGCTTTCCATGCTGGCTCAAATGTATTCTTCCATGCTTGACGCATGACTTGTGTAGAGAACTTCTGATACTTGAAAAGGAATTTACCAGTCGGTGTATCAATGAAGATAGGAGTCTGTGAAATCGTATAACCACCCTGAGAAGCGGTAGCGAAGTAGCGCATCAACTTGTCTGTCTCTGGGCCGCTTCCTTGCTCAACTAGTAGCTTATCAATGTCAAAGTTGTTTCGACTTAACCATGTCGATGCTTGCTTGGAGAATGAACTATCTGGATTCTGAGCGAAGCTAGAGAGGGTCTTTCTTAAGAATGATTTTCCGATAATCAAACTCTGTGTTCGGATCATCTGCTCTACTGGAGTGAAACCTGACCACTTCAATAAGAAGTCAGCTGTCTTCTGGCCTACCTTAGCGATTCCGTTTTGATCTAGAACTTGTTGGTGATCTCCGACGATATTCATTAGATCACGCGAGATGATTCCTTTTTCTCTAGCGTCTTTGAGATTACTGCCTAGCTTGCGTAGCTCAATAAGGGATTCAACGTAGCTAGAAGCCGCTCCCGGCTGTCCGATCATAGCATTAAGCGTAGTGCCACCAACCATGTTCATTGTGGCTGATGCTGGGTTTCCTAACTGCAATCCCGATGCCCAGATGTTTAATGCTGCCATACCTTTTTGGAATGGATCATTTGGAAAGTATCCTTCTACTCGTTCTTGGGCAGCGGTAATATAGTCGATTGTCCTGCGATCTCTAGTTGATGCTCTTGATCTATCCCAAAGTGTCATCGAGTTCTCACCAAGTTTCTGACCAAATTGTTCGATTCGACTAGCGTGTTGTGACCATCGTGCAACGTAATCAGTCATCACTTGCATGGAATAGTCATACAATTCCTCTGGGAGTGCTTGACCACGGGCAGATTCAATACCTGAGAAGTAGTCTTGTTGAGTACCAGTTCCCTCGTAGTTAGAAATATAACGCTCCGCTTCTTCTGGCTTCTCGATTCTTCCAGACTTAATCAAAGCATCTACAATCTCGTTGTATTCCTTCTGATACTTGTCTGGTTCCATCAATGCTCGTTTGTACTCTGGCTTGAGAATACGAGGGAAGAATTTCTGTATACGCCCGATTGGTCTATACCTTTGTAGCCCACGATCAAAAACTTTGATTCCGATTCTTTGGTTATCTTTACCAGATTCTTCACCAAACTTCTGCCAAGCAGTAACAATCTTCTGTGTAACTGGGTTCAGTTCATCAAAGAACTCAGCCGTATCACGCTTGTTTTCCTGCGCGGCATAGAACATCTTAACTTCTTCATCAATCTTTTTCTTGTTTGCTTTAGATTGTTTTGCGTACTCATCAAAAGCTGGGAGAAGAATCTTGTTAGCGAATCCAAGTCGGCGTTGAGCTTGGTCGTAGTAATCATCAATAGCTGTAGCTAGTTTTTTAAACCCTGCTCTACGCAACCTATCACTAGCAGACTCAAAGAACCCACGGACAACAGCGAAGTTCTTAATATGACTCTCAATCTTATTGTTGATTGGCATATTGTCTTCTTTGCCAATATCCAGACCTTGAGCCATTGCTTCGGTGATTGTCTCTGCTTCTGGTTCTATTGGGGCTTCTGTTATAGCGGGAGTCTCGGCTACAGGAGTAGGCGTGATAGCGGGAGCTTTTGGGGCAACTGGCAAAGATTCCTTAATAGTTGGGGTTGGTTCTGCTTGAGTTGGTGATTTAGGGGCTTTTTTTCCCTTTTCTCTAGCAATATTTTCCGCAATTCTTTCCTCTACTGTTCCTGTTGTAGCTGGAGCTTCAAGTTCAGCCAACGCAAATGATGCGTCTATAACGGCAGCAGCCATTGTGTCGCTTTCAAATCCAAACAAATCTTTAATAATCCTTACGAATTGTTCAAAGATACTTGGTTCGTTTTTAACCTTGATACTTTTCAATAGGTCTTGAAACGATGGAGAACTCCATGCCTGCGCTACAAATTCATCCAAGTTTGCCAAGGCATATAGTTCAGACCACCCAATCTTTTTGCCTGTAAATTTATTGATTATTGGTTTTTTTCTTCTGAATGCTTTTTTCTGTGAAGATGTTGCATCAATTGAAGCAAGCCCGTTTGCACCGAAATAATCATTCGTTAAACCAAGTTCATCAATAGCTTTCTTATACAGAGAGATTAACTTCTTGATTTGCTCTGGTGTATTTTGATCTGACAATGAGTTATCTAACGCCCTTAAATACTGACTGCCACTCGCTCGCATTTTTGCTCTATCAAAAACATATTTTCTTACAGCATCAGCAGTTAGAGTATGACCAACTTCATGCACAAGTGTTGCAGGGTCTTCATAATATATTTGACCGCGATATGTTGCTGGTATGCGAATAAATCCTTCATGAGCACGATATGCTCTGTTACCACCTTTCCCACTCTTTATGAAGTCTGCATCAAGAATCCTAAGTGGAAGTTTTGCAATCACGGAAGCTGCACGTTGCATTTTTTGAGAAGTGTTAAGTGGTCTTCCTTCACGCTCCAACTCCGATGCTCCTAGATTTTGATCTGCTAGATATTGCAATGCCTCTCTTGCAGTCTTGCCAAATAGTTTATTTGCAGGCAAAACATTCCCGCTAGTTATTTTTGGTTTTCTTGATCTTTCTGCTTCTTCTGCTGCAAAGTCAATAGATGGAGGCGATACTTCTCCTGCAACAGTTCTAGCGTTTCCTGCAACTCCAAATCGCTGATTCCACTTTGCTCTTGCTTCGGGGGTGGCGGCATTGATTTCTTCTGTAGTGAATCCCTGTTTTTTTGCTTCGAGTATGTATGTTGTAGCATCAGTTTGATTTACTATTTTTTCAGTTGATAATTCTCCAGCCAATGCAGCCCTTTCAAGTATGGATAACTTGCGAAGTTCAGCTTGCGCTGGCATTCTAATTTTTACAATCGCAGGAGGTATTGCAAAAAACTTTCCTTCGTATGCTTCTGTAAACCATCCATCCGGCAATCTTTGAGATTGCCTTGATTCAAATGGTTTGTTTTCAACAATAGCTTTTGCCCCTTCTGGAGTCGCGCCAAACTCTTTTGCTGTTGTGTCAATCTGTTCTTGGGTAACTTCTATGGTTTTTATTTCGTCAGGAGTTACAACTTCTGGAGTGACTTCTGTTGTGGCAACAACTTCAGTAGTTGGAGTTACTTCTGTAACTGGGGCGATTACTTCTGGAGTAACCTCTGTTATAGGCGCGACAACTTCTGTTACTTGTGGGGTAACTTCGGCGGGTTTCTCTACAATCTGCTTGTCCAGTTCAATCTGTTGCCTCTCTGCTTCAGTTATCGTTTCCGATAATCCTAGTTTGTTAGCTTGTTCTTTGGCTTGAGCTAAAAGTTTTTGGTCAGCGGCAATGTCTAAGCGTAGTTTCGTTGCTTCTGGTGAGGTAGATTCAAGTAAGTCTAGGTCTTTTCTCTTGTTGTCTATCCCACGCTCAAGGTTCGTAATCCCTGCTGCTATCGCTTGTGATGCTATATCTGGGGCTTCTAGGTCACGCGCCTTACGATTGGCTTCTTTGTTAATCTCTACTTCAGCCTTCTGCTCTGGACTCATTGCTTCAAATGCACCCAATGGGCCACCTATAAATGCACCAGCTACCGCGCCTGTCGTTGCACTCTCAATAGCACCCTTGAATGTAGGAACATCGACTCCTTCTCTTTGTAGGGCTACATTCTTAGTAACTTCTTGTTGTAAGCCTTGAACAGCTTCAAGTGGCGATTCTTCGGCAACTCCCTTTAAAAGTCCTTTGATAGCACCACCAGTAACTTGTTTACCTTGCTTAGTAAGTAAGCGGGTAAAGATAGCTTCAGCACCGCGTGTAGATGCCACTGCATTCAATCCACCGCTGAGTAAAATCTGATCTAGGTTCTTGCCTAATGTTGATTGCGCTTCAGTTGCTATCGAGTTAGCTTTATCTTCAGATACACCTTGCTCACGCAGATGTTCTAGCGTGGATTGGTAGATGTCTCCTTTAGCTTGGCCTACACCTTGAGCAAAACCAAGGGCAGCTTGTGTTCCGATAATCCCAACCTTAGTAAACTGCGCGGCCTTTCCTAGTACACCAGTGGCAAGTTGGGGAACCATATACCCAGCACTCATTGCTGTCATTTCAAGAGGAGCTTTAGCGAATGCCTCAAGACCAGCGATTACTTTATCGTAGACTCCTTTATCTTGTGCATCCTTGAGAATCCTAGCAATCTCTTCATCGTCTTTCTTGGACTCAGCAGATACTAGGCTACCAACCCACTTCTCGTATCCAGCCAATTCTTTAGACATCACATTGTCTGCGCCGAATAGATCAGTGAAACTTTTTGCAGAACTGATTCCACCTTGAGCAAACTTCAACGGAATATCTGCTACTTGTCTTAGTAAACCAGATGACTCTTCTGGTGCTGATATTGGTTCTTGAGTAACATTCTGCTTTAGGAATGTATCAATATCAAATGCAGTTTCTTTGGGTTGAACTGATTGAGGTTTCTCTGTCTGACTCTCATTTTCAACAACGCCACTTCCACTTTCTTTTAGAAAAACGTCTATGTCGAAAGCCATTTATTATATTCCTAATTGTTGTCTGATTGCTTCGGCAGCTTGAGCAGCCTTTGGATCATTGGGATTCTTCCTTACCCACTCTATAGCTGGTTTTAGGTTTGCCAAGATATTAAATTCTTTTTTCAGACCCTCAAGATCAGTGCCTTGAAGTGCCGCTTTTTTGGCGCGAGGTAGGTAATCTATTGTTTCTGGCATTTCACCCTTAGCCAATCCAGCAAGAGTTTGTTCAAGTCTTGTGACTGTCTCGATTACCCTAGATACTTCTTGAACTGTTTTATTTTTACCTGCTACAGTTTCAGTTTTTTGTATTTTTTCTAACTTTGCTGCGAATGGATTCCCTGCTGCTTCTGGGATTTGTGGAGCAACTGGGCCAGCTTGTACTGCTGGTAGTCCGGGTTGAGGCTTTGCTTTATCTTCAGCCTTACGCTTCATTGGAATATATTTAACGTCAGCAGTCTCACCAGCAGTTTTAATTGTATTTATTGCGTCATATTCATCAGATGACAACTCCACTTCTGTTGTGGTTCCGTTGCTTGTGACTATTGCCTTATACAATCTATCGTTTCCTTCACCTTCAGTATCAAGATCAACATTATTTATTAGATCATTTCCAGACAGCTTAGTGATTGCTTTAAGGTCTTTGCTTGCCTTCATCTTTCTAGCAGCAACTTGGAGTTTATCAATATCAGTTTTGAATTTATCTGATTCCGATTTAAACTTTAATACTTCTTTTTTAGTTTCTTCTTTTGATTGGTTTCCACCAAGTTCCATTTTTCTTTTTACTTCAGTTTCAACATCTTTAATTTCTCTTTTCCCAATAACGCTATCAACGGGAACTCCAAACTCTTGAAGAAAACTTGCATCATACATTTGCTCATCTGGCTTGAGTTGATATGTATCATCTACTTGTTGTGGGCCGACCATGACTCCTTCTGTTTCGGCTACAGGCTTATTTACATCAAATGGTGTAGTTAAGTCAACTTGTTGTTGTTGATTGTCACCGAGGACTGGTAATGGGCCTTCTGGTTGATTAACATTAGGAACAATCGCAACACCATCTGGCCCAATGCGCGGTTGTGTTGCTGGTATCCCAGTTCTTGCGGCGGGTTGTGATGGTGTGACGCTAGTTGTAGTATAATCTGTTAATGTATCACCCGTGCCATCAGTTCCAAACCTATCAAATGCGTCCACTTCTTCTTGTGTAAGTTGTCTTCCACCAGCCTTTGCCCTAGATACATCAATCTGCTGACCCTTAAAGTAATCATCAGAAGCAAACTGACCAGCCTTGAATGCCATCTGGGTAATGTTCTGGATGTAGGGATTGTTAGGATTCTCCATAGCTATTGCCATGATCTTGCTGAATCCTGCGCCGCTTTTACCAGAGTCGAAGTCTGTCATGGCAGATTTGAAGGCTTCTTGCATTCCGGGTAGTGCATTCTTGTATTGGTTTTGTAATGCAACAGTCTGGAATGTTGAGGAGATTTGACCACCCAGTTGTGCTAGGTTACTTGCTAATATATTATCTTCGGCCATAATAGTTATCTTCCGTAAACTGGTAATGTAGCTTTTGGAACAGTTCCAGTCGCTGATTGGAACATTCCTGTAAGATTTGTTCCCGGTTTCATTCCTCCTTGCATAAAGCCTCCTGCTAATGGATTAGTCATTCCTCCTCCGAATTGGCCAATTCCACCTCCACCGCCACCGCCATCAGCACTTCCTCCACCCATCATAGGTAGTGTAGTTCCAAGAAGTCCTAGTGATGCTCCACCTGTAAATGGAGCAGCTCCAATTGCTACAGCAGTTCCTACTGCACCAATAATCTGATTGGTTTTAGATGCTTGGTTAGCAGCATTTACTTTAGCATCGTATTGTTCTGCTGCCGCTTTTTGTTGTCCATACGATTGTGATGGGCCAACAAATCCTGCTGTTTCAAATGGATCATAAGCAAATGAGTCAGCTAGTTGCTGCCAGCCCATTGCTGTGCTAACTCCTTTTTCTTGGAGTTGTGTAGATTGTAATCCGAATTGCCTTGGAACCATACCTTGCGCCATCTGGAATCCACCAGCCCTACCCGCTGTTGCTGGGTTGAATCCTGCACCACCAAACTCAGCAATGTTTCGCATGGTTTGTTCTTGTACATCTTGAGGGAGTTCTCCCCTCATCCATGATGCTGTAATATCACTAGCTTGCCTACGTTGGGCAGTAGCCCCCGGCATGACTCGTTCAATCTCAGCCAACCTAGCGGCGGTCGCTTTTTGCGCTGACTCAGTATACGATGGCAAGTCTTTTGCTAACGCAACTCCGGGGCGTTCGATATATTGTGCTGTCTTAGATGTTTTCGCTTTACCACCCATGATTAAACCCCTGCCTTTCTAGCAAACTCATCCCATTTATATGCGTGTAATTTACTGCTTCCCCTACGCAACCACAAAACCCAATCTTGTTTATTTGGAAAAATCCTTTTAATATGTTCAAACAAAGATTCACTAGTTGCGTTAGCAGCTAGTTCAATAAACCATGCGTTAGTATTCGATGTTTGCATATCTATATCTTTTGTTTCTGGATCGTAATTTAATTCGCTTGCTAGAATAAATAGTTTCTTTGTTATAAATACAAGCCCGAAATCTTTGTGCCAGTCGATTCTTTCTTGTAAAGGTTCTTCTCCATATTGTAATTGCCACTTGTTAGCTAGATCGTATGCCGTCATCTATACAAGAAGTAGTCGTTAGCTGATGGAGAAAGTAAATCAGAACCGATTAGGTTCTCTGCTCTGCTATAGTTAGCAAAGCGAATCGGAGCGGCAGTTGGTATCTCTTCACCTTCCATTTCCTTCTCTTGCTCTTTGATAGCAAGGTCTAGGTTCATCAAGAACTCTTGCGCCTTCCTGTTGTCTCTGGAGTTCAGAGCAAGGATAGCGTAGATCATTGCATCTGGGATGAACTCGACTAGTTCTTGTTCATCTACCAGATCAAAGTATCTCTTAGAAGCATACAGAGTGATGCACTCGCACGTTTTTGGTGCTTTGAATCTACGGAATGATGGGTTAACATCATTAGGTTGGTAGACAGAGATTAATGTTTTTGCTTCCAGCGAGGTATCGTAAGCATAGATTCTTACTCTTCCTTTGGTTGCTGGTTTAGATACTGATCTAACTCCTTTGATCAATAGATCAGATTGAGCTAGTGTTGGAGGATTAACCCCAGTTACTTTGATTGTATGATAGGTATCATACTGGTCTTGTACCTCAAATGTTAGAGTCACGCCGATGTCTTCTGCGCTTTCTAACATCACTCCCAAACGATAGAAGTGGGTGGTGTAGTCTCTGAAGAGAACGTGCTTTCCTCCTACCTCCGTAATCAAACGATGGCAAGATTGATCAGCATTCAACGCAAAAGCATTGGTAGCATTGAACCATTCATCAGCTAACGATGCTGATTCATTCCCTACCCACGCGAGCTTGATTTGCTCATAGCGGTTAGGCAGAGTGAAGCAGTCGTTAACGCAACAAATCTGGACATACTCTTCTTGGCTACTCCATGCCCGTTTATTCCATAGCAAGCGTCTAGCCTGATTGATTGCTTTGAAAGCTCTCTCATCAGAACACACGCCACTATCTCCGACAAAACCCTTAACGAGTTCTGCCATCTCTTTGAGGGTATCACCCATTATCGTTAACGATAATTACTTCTGGTAGCCTTGACGTGGAGTGCCAGCAGTCGTGTAGACGCTAGGCTTTTTGGCTCCAAGGTTTGGCATATTGCCCATTCCTTCGCCAATCTTACCGCGAGTTGGTGCGCCGCCAGAGACGAGGCGAGGATCAGTTCCTTTTAGTGGTGTCATATATTTGGTTTTCTTATGGCTTATTACTTACGAAGTGTGAACCGCCATCCAGTCTACACTTGTTATTTCCGCAATGTTATTCTCAATGCGGATTGAAAATCCTGTTGTTGTTTTACTCCCTGTACTCAGGGAGAATAGTGGAGTTGGTTGTGCTGAAATAGTAGCACCACAGATAGGAGTAATAGATGCTCCGTAGGTCGCTGTTGGTAGTCCTGTGAACGAGACCGTTTGAATTGAGTCACCAGTGGGGATACTTGAGATAGTTCCGTATCTTACTTTAACTACTGGGTTAGCTTCAAGAACATCAATGCGTAGATCAAGTGCTGTTCCTTCTGCTTCTAACGCATCAATCTGATTCTGTTGGTCAGCTAAATCTTCTTCAATCTGAGCGATCTGTTCTGGCGTTACGTCACCTAAGCCGGGTACATTGATCGTTCCGTTGACTAGAACAACGTCAATAAATTCTTGCAAGATTTCTGACCAGTTTCCTGTAGGGCAGAAATCAATTGGAACATTTGGAAATGTTAAGGCTGGACTGGAATCTTGATTATCCATTGATTGAGTAGTCGTAATATCGTTCTGGGCAGCAGTTAATGTCTGGACACTCTTGATCGTTTTCTGGGCAGTCACCAATCGGAGAGTCTTCCAAATTCTTAATGTTTGCCATTATTCTTACTCTGTCCACTGTTGCTGTCCCTGTCAAGTTAATCTTTAATTGAAATTCACTTCCTTCGATTACTGGAATATCAGAAATGTAATTACATTCAGATGGATCGGGTGAGTTAAACTTGTATCTCTTGTAGGAGTCTCCTCCCCTGCGAGGATTGCATGGCGTTTTTAGAACGGGTGAACATGGGTTACACCCATAGGTGGTAGGAACTTTAAGCTCGCTCCAGCATGGATAGGAGTCTGGTCTGAACTCAGCTTTGCTCGTTACCTCTCCTTTGATTTCAGATAGCCACATTTCTCCACCAGTGATTCGCTTCCTCAAGAATTTGTTTGATGCTCCGCTTTGCGCGAAGTCATACCTTCCCGATGTGAAGAAGGATTCAATTTGTCTAGTTCCATTAGCACCGAAATCACTTCCAGTAGAGTTAGTGAACTCATACAATCTATTCTTGTTATCGTTATCGAATGAGAATCCAAATCCACGCTTCTGACCAGTAATCAATGCAGACAGTAGTTGAGTTGGTCTAAAGCCCGTCCAGATGCCATTCCAGCGAAAAGAAAGCTGTGCGTCAGGTGAAGGTGAAGATGATTGGTCTAGGTCAAGAACTACCATTCCTCTGTGATACCTATTCAATCCTTCTACCCCTGCCGCCCGATAGGTTTCTGGTGCTACTGTGCTGATCAGATAGTTATCGAAGAACATTGTAGAAGCGAACTGCTTCAACCAAGGAGTATCATTTGATACCCACTTGTTCACTTCCCTAGATAGTTTACGAAGCGAGAAGTATCTGGCAAATTCAGATTGGCTATTGGAATAGAACGCCCAACCATCGTGTGATCTGAACCAAAGCTCAGAGTTAGCTAAAGCTGTAGATGGTGATACGCATCCCCGTCCAAGCAAACTGATCGTCTGCATATTGGTTGTTGCCCACTGCGCCCTTGGGATACTCACATCCATTGCGAATGCTCCGTTAGCAGTTAGGATTACCAATGCGCCTTGGGCGCGGAGGTTAGTTCCAATCTGTGGCATTACTTTCATGCCAGTGATATTCCCCATCATAGATGGAGTGGAGAACGCACCACCCTCTGCCCAGTACCCGATCTCTGTGAAGTTCTCGGTATTCTTGGTATCGGTGAATCCGTTTCCGTAGATAATATCTGAAGCGTAGATTTGGTTAAGTCTATCAGTTACGAATACTCTCCCGAAAGCATACTCCATGATAGTCCCAATCGGCATCTTCTTGAGATATGGATTTAAACGATACGCTGGTACACTCAAGTCTCCGTCCCACGCAATAGCATTTTGGTATCCGTTCTGGATGTATACCCGATCTTCAGCTTGCACGAAGAAGGTGTGCATCATGCCGGGGTCATTACCTTCGATCAACTTATAAGCGTAGGCTATGTTGTTTACTACCTTTAGGAAGTAGATCACCCCAGATACCGATAGAAGAATGCCATCGTTGGTATTGAGGTTCGTTGCCCGATAGGGATATGAACCTTGGAAGCTACCATTCTGAATATCGTTAACGATAATCTCATCTTGTCCTTCCCCCGCTACGATTGGGATGTTACGGATGCTGGGCCTTGTCCTGTTAATACCTCCTCGGAATGTTCTATTAACAGACTCTGCCACCATTGATGGAGGCAAATACGATGGGTGAGTATCTGCGTCTTGCGCTACGATACTTGTGAACCCATCAAAGACTGATCCATCTGCTGGCATTAGAAAACGATAAACAAATCACCAGTTGCGTTTCTATAAATGCTATTTACTGCAAGACCACCAGCAATTGCCGCTGCGTTACTTGCGTATACTGACAATCCAGTAAGAGTTATGACTCCATCAACTCTTGCTGTTCCCGCAACATGAAGTGTAGCTGTTGGTGCGCCAGTTCCAATGCCTACATTAGCTCCATTAAAAGAAGTGGCTTTAGTTACTGCTGTGCTGGTGTTATTAAAAGCAAAAATCCCATCACTTGCTCCATCAAATACCATATCACCATCAGTTGGATGGAAAAATTCAAATGTTCCACCTTTTAAGGGATTGGTATTTGTGCTTTGAATGGTAAGAGAAGTTCCGTCTACCGTGTTAATTACAACACCATTACCAGCCAAAGATTGGTTGATAGTAAGTGCAGTTGTCGCGGATGGGTTTGTGATAGCAACAGTCTTTGCTGTTACCGCACCAGTAGAAGCCAATGAAGTTACACTTGCCGCGCCAGTAGTCAACGAAGTTGCTGTAAGCGCACCAGTAGAAACCGCGCCAGTAGTAGTCAATGGCTGGCTACCAAGATCAACTGGGCCAACTTGAAGAACGCTATTGATCGTAGCAAACTCTACAATCCCAGTTGTGCTTTTACCAAGGACAGTATTGTTAGCTCCGTTAGTCCAAGTCAGATTACTAGCACCATCAGTCTTCAAGACTTGCTGGGATGCTGGAGTCTGGATGGTCTTCTGGCAAGCAGCAGAGTCTTCTACTACCAATCGTTTACCATTGGCGGTTGTTTCTAGTGGCTCACACAGCAAAGGATATTCCGAATCGCAGGGTGGGCAAGGTGTACAAGGTGTGCAGAGGCTCATAGTATTTGTAAAATTATTGCTATTGTTATTACGATCAACGAAGGAATTGTCAAGTCTGCAAAAAACGCTTTAAGCGTCCAGTATTTTGGATTAAACCCACCAAACACGCTCATGTCTTTTCTCAATTTGCTTGCAGATGCTTCGATGTTTCGATACTCGGCTTGAGATATTTCCCTGCCTGCAAAGAAGAATATTCCCGAAATAGCACCGATAAACGGATTCTTTGTCAAAGCATATCCGATTCCTTGGAGTGCAAGGCAGATTAGGATATGAGATATGTTGATGAAGTTTTTCAAGGCTTTTTGATTAACACTTTATTCAAAGTGCCATTCTCTCTTGCGTAGATTGTTTTGCCTTTATCTGGGCTTTCGTATGTAACTTTGCTCATACATCGTATCCTTCTTTTTCCCAACGCTCTTGTTCAATTTCGTAATCGGGTTTGTCTTTGGTGTAGTCGTAGAGGTTCATAATTATGGATTTCTTGGAGTTCTTGAAACTTCATACCAAGTAGTTCCTGTATGAACTAATGTAATAGTATTGCCAATTGCTGTTGTAAAATTGCCCGCATCCAAAACCATTTCATCAATTGCGGGAGTTGGGCCTGCGGCTTGAACTGTTAATACCGAACTAAAAATAAGAGTTACATTTCTTCCAGCCCAACCATGACGCAATTTAGAAAAATTATTTGTTCCATTAACAAAAAACACAGAACCTTGTTGCGGAATATTGCATTCTCCGGTTACAGTTGGAGTAATTGAATCAGAAACAATATTTTGCAATGGATTTATAAATGTATTTATTGATGTATTGTTTATTCCAAATTGCGTTCTTGCATTATTTACTAAAGATGTAATAACTTTACCGGTAATTAATATGCTAAAATTATTATTAAATATAACATAAGAAGACGATTTTTGTATATTAACTGAATTTACAAGTTGACTAAAATAACAATTTGTTATTGTTGCATTTCCATTTTCTAAAAATACTCCATTTGTTCCATTTGTAATTGATGATCCATTTATTGTTGTGCAACCATTAGCAAATGTATTATCAATATATATTCCTGTTGTGTGTGCAGAACACTGGCAACCAATAACCCTAACATCTCCAGATTGTTTTCTTATTTTAATTGCTGTTAAGTTTGTTAAATCTATGCCAGACCACAATCCAAGATTATTATCAAAAGAACAATTAACTATACTAATGCTTGTAAAAACATCATCTGCATCCAGCCCTGTAAGGTAGCCATAAGAAAAACAATTTGATATTTTCCCCCAATCAGTTCTGTTTGAAAACCTATAAGCTGTTCCATTTCTTACAATTATTGAGCCTGGCCCCCAAGCTATAGATGCAAATGGCCAAGCATGACAGTTTGAAATGTAAAAAACATCAAGACAATTATCTATTTCAATTCCATTTACATTATCCATGTAAACATAATCAATCCTTGCTCTTTGATGTCCTGTTGAATAATATGCTTTATTAAAACCAAGAATCATGCAATGGCTAACTGCTACATCATCATCTGATGCAATAATTGCCGTTCCAGTAAATGCGGAAGCATTTTGAACAGGGAAGACCATTCCTTTTCTGTAGATCAGCAATCCAGAAATACTTGATCCGCCTTGCATATAAATTGAAACCCCAACAGTTCCAGCATCCAAAACAATAGCTCCACCGATATTATTATATGGTGCAGAACTATTGTCTTGTGGACTTCCAACAAACTTATGTGGCCCAACCAATGAAACATTTGGTTTTACAATTAATCCATTTAGATCAATCAAACATTTCATTCCATTCGGAATTAAAACTGTTCCTCCAGCAGAACCGAGGCTATCAATTGCAAGTTGAATTGCGGCACGATCATTTGTAATACCATCACCAACCGCACCAAAATCTTTCACATTTACCACATCAGCAAACCTGTTAGCCAAAGAACGAGCAGTCGTGCTACCAGTTGCAATCGCAGTAGAGTTACTTACATTGCTTGTAGTATTTCCAACAAACGAAACATTCCCGCTTGCATCTACACTCAACACATCCTGCGTAGTTGCTCCAGAATTTCCCCGTGCCAGCTTAATCGTGCCGTCTGGTGACGATGGCACTGCCAGCGTAAAGTTCTGCGTTGCTGTCGGTGATTGTCCTACTTGGACTGCGTTTGCTTTGATTAGACTCATAGTTTAAATATCATATCCTTCTTTTTCCCAGCGTTCCTGTTCTACTTCGTAGTCTGGTTTGTCTTTTGTGTAGTCGTAGAGGTTCATTATTTTAGATTGATCTTGATTTTTCATACCAAGCACTTGCTTGACCAATTAGCGTTAGCGTACTTCCAACTTGAGATGTAAAAACAGCAGATAATTTAGCAATTGCGTGTGCGCCTGTTGTTGTTGTTACGACATTCCCAGCAGTTGCAAAATATAATGTAATTTCCCTTCCTTGCCAAACATACTGAACTTTATTAAAATTACCAGCAGGAACATTTACAACGCTTGCTTCTGGATCAATAGTTAAAACGCTTGATGCTATTGTAGATGGGGAAATTCCCATGTTTTGTCCAACAACAGATTGTGCAAATTTTGAGTAATTATTGTCATTTAACTGTATATTTGTATTTGGATTTACTACTGTAATTGGCGCAACGGCTCCAGTAAATGTATTATTAGAAATAATAAAGGAATTTGTAGTATTGTCTATTGCAATTCCAGTATTTCCATACGCTTCAAAAATACAAGAGTTAAAAGTAACAGAACCGCTGTCACACCACGCCCCACGATTTGTTACTGTAGAAAATCTACAATTAACAAAAGATGTAATATAGTAAGTTGTGTCTGGAGTATTTATGTATGCTCCACTATCTTGAGATGAAACTTGACAATTTGCAAATCTATTCCTTAACGATGTCCCTGCTACAACTATTCCCAAAGAACCTACATATGGAGTTGGGGTTCCATCAACTGAACAATTTACAATTTGTGCATCATCAGTATCATTCAAATGAATTCCTCTAAAATATCCATACGAAAAACAATCTTGTAAATTAGGCCAATCGGCATTTTGTATGAAGATTGCATTCCCGCTTCTATGATTTTTTAATGGATCACCTGTTTGAACTGATGTAAAAGGCCAACAATGAACAGATGTAAAACGAGAAACATCAAAACCGTTTTCAAGATATACTCCGTTTTTGCAATCTATATTAACATCTTTTATTTTTACCCTCTGTGCAGTAATAATGTAAATAGCATATTCAAATCCAAGGATCATGCTATTAAAAATATACATATCATCAGACAAGCCATTTACTCCTGTTATAGCCTTTCCAGAAAAATCAGTTTCTCCGTTTGTAATAGGAAATACCATTCCTTTTCTGTAAATTAAACATCCATCAATTCCAGCACTTCCTTTAACATTTATTGTTGCTAAAGGATTAATAATCAAAGAAGACACTTGATTGTAAAGTAATCCTCCTGTGCCATTGTTATCTCTGCATCCAACAGAATTAAATGGGCCTTTTAATGTTATATTTGAGTTAATTGTAATACTTGTATCAATCAAGCATTTCATTCCATTTGGGATTACAACAGTTCCTCCCGCTATGCCCAAACTATTAATCGCCGCTTGAATAGCTGGGCCATCATTAGTTCCAGTTCCAGTTGTTGCATTCCAATTACCTATAGCCCCGAAATCTTTTACATTGACCACATCTGCAAATCGGTTAGCCAATGTCCTTGCCGTAGTCGATCCAGTAGCAATCGCAGTCGAACTTGAAATGTTGCCAGCGGAGATTGCCCCTACAAAGCTGTTTGCCGTCACTACGCCAGCGTTGCTCACAGTCATCTGGTCAACGCCACCTACTCCGATGATTGCCTGTGTTCCGTCTACTGATGCTTTAATGTTTGCGCTCATAGTGATTAGCAGTCTACTGCGTCCGCGAATTCTGGCAATGTTTTTAAATGGAGGTACGCCTGTTTGATTGGATTCTCTCCATTGATGTCTAAATCAAAAATAAAGGTTTTTAATTCAAATGGATCAGCATTGTTGTTTGCTGAAAAAGAAACAATTGCTTGAATTTCTTTTTTGTTTCCACTTATTGATACAGCTTTAATGTAACAATCATTTATCGTTACATCTTTAATCGTTTTTGTTTGTTTTAATGCCATAGTATTATTTAGTTTAAGGTCTTGTATATGCACCGCCGATTTTGAAATTAGCCGTGAATGTTGTATTTGCAGTAAGTGTTGATGCTGTATTTCCTGTAGTAAATACTCCAACACATTGAGAATATAACGCGGAATCAACTCCAACAAATACATATTTCCCATTTTGGACTGTAGCTGCATTTGATAGCGTTGCTTGAACAGGGGCAGATAATGACCCATATGAAAATGGATATGTAATTGTAGTTGTTGCTGTAGATGCTCCATTTAATATGGTGGCAGAAGCAGCAATATTTATTTCTGGGAAAAAGAAATCCGCTCCACTTGCAACAGTTCCAGCCTGCACTCTAAACACTTGAATTGATGACAACATCGTTGAGTGTATATTTAAATCTTTAATAAGAAACGGCCCAGTTGTTCCTGTGTATACTAATGGTGATCCTGTTCCTACAGATGATTGTTGAATGATAGCTAATAGTCCACTACAATCATTGATATAAGTATTATTCTCCATTGTAATGCTTGGTTGCACTAATGGCCTAGCATAGTGTGTTCCAACAAACACAATCATTCCTTGATTAGCATTAACAACAATTTCATTGTTTGTTATTTGAGTATGATAATAATAATTTATTTTTTCCCAAAAAGAGGTAGACATAGTTCCAATAACTTTATTTGAAGTTGATGAACCCATGCTTATGTAGTTTTTATCAATAATAAAATTACTACCAACAATTTCGGTGAAATATATTCCCGGCCCACTTGGGGCTGCAAATATTTTATTATTAATATAATTTACATATTCACCAGCAATTTCTGCTCCACCATATATTTCATTGTTTTGATATGTTATTCTGGAACAATTTCCATGAACATCTGCGCTAATATCAGAAACTAATTGATCGCTTTGTGTTTTTGAATTTTGGATTGTTACAAATTTTGTTCCAGTGTCACCATGTCCACCTAACGAAATCCCATGAACAGTACCATAACAATTACATTTATCAATCAACACGCTTTGAGAATCATCAATTACAATTCCATATCTATTATCAGTAATGCCCGTTGCAGTGCAAGTTGCTTTACTTTTTTTAATAGCGCAATCTATTGAGTTTCTTATGGATAATGATGCGCTTGAGCCACCTGAAAACTTTGAGTTTTCAATATAAGAATTTTTTGTGTATTCTAAAATACATGAATATGTTGCGCTATTTGTTGATACAACTTCTAAATCCCGTATAGTAATTTCTACTGGAGTAATTTTTTTGACGCTTATATTTGCACCAGTTGACCATAGTGCAACTGAATTTTCATCAGTCGTAATTGTATTTCCAACCACGCTTCTTACATTAAACAATTGTCCAGTTTTGTAATAACTTCTGTGAAGCGAAAAACTAAAATCTGTAGTATTGATTAATTGCATTACACTTCCAGAAACAAATGAACCTCCAGTAACTGAAAATACATTTGTTCCAAAACTTGGAGCAGATGCAAGTGTGTATTGCGTTGAATCTATTACTCCCTTAAAAGCTAGGTAGCCAGTAGTGAAATTTAACTTTGAGCCATTTCCTATAATTTGAACATCCTTCGATGTAATCTCAATTCCAGAACTGCAAGTGTATTCTCCTTTTGGGAAAATAATTGTTTTCCCTGTATTTAATGCGTCTTCAATTGCTTGTCTGCTATCAACTGCCCCAGTAGGATCGGCTCCAAAGTCCAATACATTCACCACATCAGCGAAACGATTAGCCAGCGAACGAGCAGTTGTGCTTCCAGTAGCGGTTGCTGTAAGCGAACTACCATTGCCATTCAATCCAATGAAATTACCAGAGATGTCTCCTCCAGTTACATTGCCAAACAAACCTGATGTTCCGTCGAGAATTAGTGCCATAATATTATACGATTGTGTAGGTGCTTCCTGATGGAACTGTTAATACAACTCCGGGGTTTACTGTGATTGGCCCTGCTGACATGGCATTGCGTCCAGTTGTGATGGTGTAGTCTGTTACCATTACTTGGTCATTCTCGTAGAATACTCCAAAGGTATTTCCACCAGTAGGGGCTTTGCCGCCAGATGATCCTCCCGCCGCTTCTACAGCGATACGGGCGTAGTAAGCTGCGCGATCAGCAATCGCATTCATTGCGGACTCACTTGGGCCGCATGGATTGCATTTAGAACTTCTGGAATTTCCGCAACTCATAGTTGATTATCGTTAACGATAGGGTTAATTGTTGTCATTGCAAGGATTATTTTTGAAATTATACTACCGTCCAAACACTACCCGGCGGTACTGTAACTACAACTCCACTAGCTACTGTGACTGGGCCGAATGTTCCTGCGTTTTTAGATACTGGAATGCTGTAAGATGTATTTACTATTAGATCGTTAAGAAAGAAAATAGCGTCTGTCCCTGCGCCCGTTGCACCACCCGGTGATCCACTTGCCCCAGTTGCTCCGTCCAAACCAATAACGCCAGTAGCCCCAGTAGCTCCGTCTAATCCAGCAGTTCCAGTAGCACCCGTGGCTCCGTCTAGTCCAATAATGCCACTTGCACCAGTCGCTCCGTCTAGTCCAGTCGCGCCCGTAGCTCCAGTACTTCCTGTAGCCCCATCTAGACCAGTCGCACCAGTAGGGCCACCACTAGGCCCAGTTGATCCAGTTAAGCCTGTCGCACCAGTAGAACCAGAACCAGTTGCTCCAACTCCCCCAGTGAGTCCAGTTGCTCCGCGAGGGCCAACCATCCCAGTAGCTCCAGATGCCCCAATTGGCCCAGTAGCACCAATGCCCGTTGCACCAGTCGCGCCGCGGCATCCAGTAGCCCCCGTGGAACCTATCGAACCAGTGCTTCCAGTAAGCCCCGTACTTCCAGTAAGCCCAGTCAATCCTGTAGCTCCTGTGGTTCCGTTAATGCCAGCTAATCCCGTAGCTCCTGTGGCCCCATCGCCTGTGGCTCCAGTTGCTCCTGTTGGCCCCCCAGATGGCCCAGTAGACCCCGTAAGACCAGTTGCACCCGTTGCGCCCTCTCCCGTAGCACCAGTTGCTCCGCTTGCTCCGATAGCTTGTTGAGCGAGACACGCTGAATACGCCGCACTCTTAGCGGATTCTTTAGCTGACCTCGCATAAGAGGCAACTATAATAGTCTCATTGCAATTACTCATAATTTTATCGTTAACGATAATTTAGCTTCAGTCAAGTCGTTTCCACTAATAGATAGGGAATTGTCTTTTGATTGTATCTAGTCATTTCTGAATAGACTAAATTGATGAATCCGTCCCATTGCGGCGGGTAGATCGTTTGGCAACCCAACGACGATGTGGTGTTGTATCCTCCCCGATGTATGTTAATAGCGATTCCCATATCGTCTCCAACCCCATCCCGTGTGACTGGCAGTTCTTCTTTTGCGTTAGAAGGTCGAAGCGCAGGGTAGCCGCCTCCGGGTTTACTAATGCCATGATGCCCCTTACGGAACCGATGAATGCCCGTTTTGAGAACCGCGATACCCTTCTTATGAACTGACGGATCAGTATTCGCATTGAAAGTAGCATGAACAGAAGGAGATAAAAGTATAATCGCATCATCGTAGATACCCCTATCGTTCTTTCCCTTCTCTCCCATAGTATCACGATAATAGCCTCTAATACCAACCAAAGCAACACGATCAACGATTCCCGATTTGATTACCATCGAGAGCGTCTTCTCCTTTGCTTGCTGCGGTCGGGAGTTTGGAACCATTAGCCTTTACGAACTACATTGATTAATCCAACAAGCCCTAGTCCTGCGACGATGATAGACTCTTGGAGTTCTGGTTCGATTTTAACCCCAACTGCAATAGCAATTAGGATCAGTCCGCGCCATGTGGAGTTTTCGCTCAGTTTTTCGAGTAGTGTAGTTAGTAGGTTTTTCATTTTTTTAATCCTTTGATTTCTGGTAGTTCGTAACATAGTGTACCATAGTCTGTTTTGAAGCATACGCTAGGTGCTTTAAACCCTGCACATCCCGTTAAGAATGCCATGCCCAAAAAGATAAATGATATTACTATCATTGCTACTACTATTTTTTTTGCGTTCATTTTTTAATTATTTGTTTTGTCATGTAGATGCACGTTAGGACACCAGCAATAATGCTAATGATTCCGCCCCCGATTCTAATTGACGCTTCTATTTCTGGTAACATACTTACTATAAATCCTGTTGTCGAGATGACAGTACCCATTAATCCGTGTGATGTGGCGTTATCGTTCATTTTATTATGGGCCAACAATTACATACAACGTATTTGGGTCTGGGGTCACGATTAAATCGTAGCCAGTTTGGGTGATTTCAACGAGATTGGTCAGTTGTGTTGCCTGTGTTAGACCAGTAATATCCGAGAGAACGATGTTTGCTGGGGTAACCCCCGTGGCTCCTGTGGCTCCGATCCCTGTGGCTCCAGTTGCACCTGTTGCTCCCTGTAATGCAGGAGACAATGAAGTAATTGCTTGAGCAATATTACTATTTTCAAAATGCATTGTTATTGTTCTTCCGCCAAGATCAATGGCGTAAAATTTAATAACAATTCTATCTGTAACTAAAATATTTGTTGCAGGAACTGGAATAGACCAAAGGTAAAGTTCATTAATTGTTCCACTCGTAATTGAATGAGGATTAGAAATATTTGTTGCAATTAATGTTTCTGTTCCTGCAAGGTTGCGATAATAAACCTCTCCATAAATTGCTGGTGTTCCACCATTGGAATTCATGGAAACATAAGTTTCAAAATTCCAATTCCCAGATGGAATATTTATTGCATTAGGATCATTAGCAATTGTAGCAAACGAACCAATCAATTGTGTTCCTGCACCAGTTGCTGTTAATGTCGTTCCAACCCCAATAACAAGGTTGCGATTCATTTCATAATATCCAAGGATACTTGAAGAATCAGAAGGATTGAAATAATACACCGCACCAGAACTAAATCCTTGTGGCCCTTGTAATCCAGTAGCCCCAGTGCTACCTTCCAAACCAGTGCTTCCCGTGGCCCCTCTAACCCCGGTCAAACCAGTGGCCCCTGTGCTTCCGATATCTCCAGAAACCCCTGTTGCTCCAGTACTTCCAACATCTCCTTGCAAGCCAGTCGCACCTGTGCTTCCGACATCCCCAATAATGCCGCTCGCTCCCGTGGCTCCGACATCCCCTTGGACTCCAGTGGCTCCTGTGCTTCCGACATCTCCTTGGATTCCAGTGCTTCCCGTGGCTCCAGCATCTCCTTGCACTCCAGTGGCCCCTGTGCTGCCGTCATTTCCAGCAACCCCAGTAGCCCCATCTGGGCCAGTAGCACCACCATCAGCAACTGGTGTCCATGAGGCATTAATTGAACCGGGTGTTGGAGGAAAGCCGGGGTTTAGTGGGTTACCAGTTCTGTAATAATACCCACCAAGATAAGTGACTGCTGCACCAAGGTTATAAGAAAATCCATTGTCGTATACTGTCGCTGGCAATGTCCAAGGAGTTGGCCCTTGTATGCCCGTAGCCCCCGTGCTGCCGTCATTTCCCGCAATACCAGTGCTTCCCGTACTACCCTGCAAACCCACCCCAGTGGCCCCAGTCGCTCCGTCATTTCCAGCAACCCCCGTGGCTCCTGTGGTTCCAGTCCCAGTTGGGCCTGTGCTTCCCGTGGCCCCTGTTGGGCCTCCAGATGGCCCTGTGGCTCCCGTGGCCCCGACTGCTGCGCTGGCTTGACTTCCAGTAAAATCTAGTTTGCCAGTAAATGGGTTAAATGTGAGTGCCATAGTTTATTATTAATCGTTGCATTGCGTTTTTGTCAAGCGGTTATCTCAACCTCAACAGGCCAAGACAATCCTTCTTTCACTATCTGTTTTTCGCACTCTTCATGCGTTCCCACAAACAATGTGCTTTGAGTTGCGATTGACACGTTGGTTTCTTCGTAAAAGATAATTACTTTGTCCGCATAGACCAATTTCCAGTTGCCTGTAGAATCATCGTATGACCAACCATTTTCGTTTGGAGGAATTATCATGGGACTGTTACTGCGAGAGTTGAGGTTGCAGAAGTATAGGTTGCTGTAGTTCCAACTGGAACACCAACCAAGGTTACTGATGGGTATGAATTTGTTGTTGATCCTTGGAAAAAACGAAATGTTGTTGTTCCAGATGGAGGTGAAACATTAAACGAAACTGAAAGACCAGTAGTAAATGATGCCGTTGCTGTTGATGCTCCAGTTGTTTTTAAGGCACGGAGCGTTCCAGCACTAATCGTTGTTGAACCTGTGTAACTCAAAGTTCCGTTTAATCGAAGCTGCCCTGTTGATGTTTTGCTAATACTTCCGCTACCAGCAATATTACCCGGAATTGTTAGTATAACCGTCGCGACATTAACGCGGAATTGCAAAGATTGTGCGGCATTTATTTGGAAATCATTTGATAGCGTTGATGTCGCAGTACAAACTATTTGCGATGGCCCAGCAGATGTAAACAACCCTGTTCCAAAAGCGTTATTTTTCGAAAATGTAATTGTGCCTGTTGCCGCAGATGGAGCAGATAATGTTCCTCCCGAATAGGTATTGCTACCTCCAATGGTTAAAGCTGTTGATCCAGCTTTTGTTAGCGATCCTACTCCGCTGATTACTCCATTCAAAGTTGATGCGGATGTAATTGCAAGAGAGCCAGCATTGATTTGAGTTGGCCCAGTATAGTTGCAAATTCCCGAAAGAGTCAGTCCACCAATCCCGTTTTTGATTAAACCAGTTGTGCCAGTAATAGCGGTTGAGATTGTTGCGCTTAGATAGCACATAAACTGACGAAAAGATGCCGTTGAGGACGCTATTGTGGTTGCATTGCTTGCCCCTACTTTTGCTGCGCTGGAATTAGTTAAAATCATGCAACGATTATAAGTTGAGTGATTGCTTCTTGCACAACGACATCAAATGCAAATGGAGCGGAAGGCCATGTAGAGGTGACTGCATTTGGATTGAATGCTGCGGCAAGCGTAATTTCATCAAGCCATTGTCGGATAGCCGTGAGCTTCGGGGATGTTCCACCTTTGGAACGCAGTTTGCCTTCAAGGTCAAGGCAAGTTAGGAGGCGTAACGGGGTATAGGCTTGGTTTTCTAACCATTCTTCAGCCGTGTATGTGGGAGCGGAAGGGGTGATCCATTCTCCGTTTCCCCATGTGCAGTTGTCGCTAGGTTTGTCTGGGAGCGGGGCGTAGTCGTTGGCCTTGGGGTTGCCGTTTGCGGCCCATGCGGCGAGTGTTTCTGGCGCGAGGGTGACGAGTTCGTTGGTGGTGAGGTTATAGTAATTAGGCATAAACGCGAGGATGGTTGGAGACGGTTGTGCTGGTATCTGTGAGTGCGGTTCCAGACATGACATCTTGGGTTTCTCTGACAAGCGGAATGTATGAAACAAGTTTGTCTGGACGCACCTTGTCGGGTGTCATTCCTTTGGCAATCGCGGCGACATCAGCACCTGACAATGCTTCCTGCCAAAGACCATATTCCGCGAAATCACCCGATGACCAGTAGTTGCCAGTTTCGGAGCGACCAAACCTAAGATTATTAATTCCCGCGTTATTTGATGTTGTGCTGGGTATTGTTAGATTAAAGCCTAGCGTAAGCAGACTTCCGTTTCTGTATAATTTCATTCTGTTTGAGTTACCTGTGAGCGATCCATCGAACACAAGAGCAAAATGATTCCATCCAGTAATGTTTTGAGCTACAAAAGCGTATGAATTAGAATTATTTGCAACCACCGGATACAAAACATTATCCGAATAATGTGTTATAACAAAGCCATTGTTTACGACATCAGTAAAACCAACATTCTGTATAGTTCCGCTCGTTGGCCTACGAATCCAACATGACATAGTAAGCTTTTGCTGGTTCTTGTGAACCGTATAGCTCCCGCTGATCTGCTGGTTGGTTGCAAATGCCCGAGCCATATCAAGCCGCGCTCCTTACTTCGACAGAGATCAACTCGGCATCGCCCGTCATTGTGTCGTTGACGGCATCGCTGCCAACGCGAGAAATTCGGAGACGGTAAGGTTCACCGACTGTCACGTTGTCGATGGTGGTCAGAGTGATGCTGGTCGTGGTGGGAATGCCGCTCGTTGCGTTTGCGGCTCCGTTTGCCTCGGTGGCGGTGTCGAATGAGTCTGCATCGAGATCGGTGTTACCACGTTCTAATGCTACTCTCCAGCGCACATTTCCGCTTGTTGCGGTGGTTGCCATCCAAGTAACCCTTACGCTCAAACCGCTTGTTAAATTAGCGGATTCGGGGATGATTGCTGGGAATGTTGCGCTCTCAATGGTAGCAGCATCAAAATCGAGGACAGTTATGGAATTTCGTGTGTCTAGCGTTGCAAACAAAGTTGACGGCGGGTTATTATCGCGGGGAGCAAAAATAGCAAAAGTTTTCGTGCCAGAGGCTCCTGTAAGATTAGGATGAGATGTGCTGGCCTTTCCGTCAAGAGCCGTTTGAGTAGCCGTAGAAATCGGTTTATTTGAATCAGATGTGTTGTCAATATTGCTAAGTCCAACATCTGTTTTATCAAGTGTCACCGCTCCTGTGCGTGTATTAACTGATGTTACTCCAGATGCGCTTCCACTAATGTCGGAAAGCGTAGCAATCGTACCAGATGCACTAGGAAAAGTGAAAGTTTTTGTAGAACCTCCTGCTGTTATTGTGAGGTTTCCGTTGTTTTGCAGTTCTAATAATTGACTGCTATCGGGGGAATAAATTTCGTCGTGCGAATGCACAGACATACCACCAATTTCTTGGATTGCACCCGTGGATGGATGCTTGGCATAGAGTTTTTTATCTGCGTGATTTATGCAAATCTCACCAGATGCAAGGTCTCCGTTTGCAGGAACCCGCGCAGCAATTGTGCTTTTTTTAGGGACTAGGATTGGATTAGCCATTATAGAATGGGGTTGCCTTCAGAGGGGTCGAACCTCTGAAGGGCTTTGGGTTTAGGGACTAGTAAGTTCCACCATCAATGGTGGTTTCGAGAGCAGTTACGCGAGTGTCAAGAGCCGAATCAGCCGATGTACGAGCCGAAACTTCGGAAGCCAAAGCAGCGTTGTTGCTCGTTACATAACCAGCGAAAGCCGAGTCGTTAGCAGTATCAACAGAGTTGATAAGGGAAACGATTTCAGCAAACGTGTCACTGTCTGCGCTTGCGGCAGAAAGGATTGCGTCGATGCGGTTTTTCTCAGTTGTGATTTTGCCGTCGAGGGCCGAATCAGCACTGGTGCGGTTGCTTGTCTCAGTGGAGAGATTACCAGCGATTACACCTTCAGCGGCGGTAGCGCGAGAAACCTCTGCTGAAACTGCCGATGTCAATGTGCTGTCAGCAGCAATACGAGCAGACTGTTCAGAAGAAAGATTGCTGGTGAGGGTGCTATCAGCACTGATACGAGCGGCTTCTTCTGCGGCGATAGCAGCAGTAAGAGTCGAGTTTGCAGCAGAAACAGCGGAGTCAGCATAGGCTTTGGTAGCGAATGTGCCTTCGCCGCCGACGATGAGTACTGATCCGTCAGCTTTACCGACGAAGAGGTTTTTATTGGTTAGGTCGATTGCCAACTCTCCAGAAGAAAGACTTGCTGGAGCGGAAGAACCGCGTTTGATACGAATGATTGGATTTGCCATAGTTTTTTATTGTTTTTTTGGTTTGTTTTTTGGTTTTTCTGGTTGTTCAGAAAGGTTTAAGGTGCTGGACTATATTCTCCAGCATCAATTTCAGCTACATTTGTAAGTTCTCCGCTTTGGATTTGAGCAACTTCATTTCCATTAGGCAATGTGCCATCAACGCTGATTGCGAGCGAGGCACTTGGACTAAAGTCCAGCTTGCCAGTAAATGGATTGAATCTAACTGCCATACTATGCTATGCTGACCATTACTAAATTTGCGTCATTTACAGTAGGAGGCTGCACGGAATATGTCAATGTAAGAGTAGCGACAACAACAGATGCTTTGCTGTAAGCTACAGTTGCGATATTGTTCGACGAACCATAGTAAGTCAATGCAAGTGAATCGAATTCTGGGATTTGAAACCCCTGAACAGAGTATGCAATGTTTGAAATCCCATCTAGAGCAAGGTGACGGAATTTTGCGGTGTCGAGAATTGAAGGGATATCGTCCATATGTGTGAATGTTAAACTGATGAGGTGGCAGAGTCAAGTTATTAACTCTGCCACCGATATCAATTTAACTTAAACCGCTACGCAAGGTGCTGGATTCACATCATCTTGGCAACGCTTGTAGACAATTGCCACAACATTCTGTGGACGAATTGGCTGAATAGCTCGTTGGATTTGATAGATGTGCTGACCGAAGTCACCATACAAGTTACAATCGTTGTCGCGGAAGTATGTCCACTCCAGTTCACCCATAGCGAGTTGGGGAGCGAAACGGAATGTTCCTTCACCAACGTAGCTTTCGGGGACGAGACGCTTGAACGCATTGCCAGCAATAACGAACATGACTTCGTACGTTGCGGCAACCCATGCTGGGTTACGGCGTTGAGCGAAACCATTCGTTACGGCAGTCGAGACGATTGGGTTAACAAGGGTAAGAACACCAGCGACATTCGCGGTAGCGCGAAGGGGCTGTTGGTCGATACCGAATGCGAAACCACGATAACCTTGGAAGGAGTAACCAGAAATGGCAGTCTCACCAAGTTTGAACGAACCAGTCGTAAGACCGATCAGATCTTCCTTAACGTCCGCATCGTTTCTGAAATTTTCGATCTGGTCAGCAGAAGCGATAACTTGGAAGAATTCACCCTCAGAGGTAGCGAATGGTTCAGCAAGCATCTCTTCACGCAGGAACGTGCCGAGTTTGTAGAGAGTCCTGAAGTTCATAGGAGCATCAGGAACTTTGTTGGCAAACAGGGTGTTGATCTGCTGCATATCACCAGTCAAGTTAGCAGAGAATGTAGCAGTGGAATCCACTACATATTTAATGCCAGACTGAAGGAGATACTGATAGCGGATGTCAGCGTTGATCAACTGAAGGATCGTCTTTTCGAGCGATACTTGAGCTTGTAGGTAAGAACCTTTAAATGCTGTGCGAGCTTGCTTTACGCAAACACGGGGGCCAGCACCACGAAGGGTCTGAAGTTGGAACTGATACTCAGTCGAGCCAACAACGTCAGGGGTTGCACCGATTCCACAGAGGGTCGTGTCGTTAACGAAGGTAGGAGCAGCGAGTGAAGCGGCAGGGACTGCCATTTCCTCAACTACGCTACGAACAACGTCCGATACGTTTGGAAGGGTTCCACCATCGATGCTGTTGATGTAAGGACTTTTACGAGCGAGAACCCGCCCGATTTGTCCGATGATACGATTCACGTCTTTAGACGCAAAATCTTGGATTGCTGCTAGTGAAATACATTCTTGAGCCATAATTTTAGTTTTTTAATTGATTGTTTGTTTTGGGTTTGTTCTGCTTGAACTCCCGAAGAAAAATTCTACGGGCAACATTCAAGACGAAAAGATCCGCTATCGGTTCTTAACGATTTGTTTCTTGGTTTTGTTGCCCCGGCACGTTGGGCT